ATGAAAGAAAAACTGATGGCCTTCGTGAAGGCCCATTTTGACGTTGTTACCTATCTGGTCTTCGGCGTGCTGACCACGGTGGTCAATTATCTTGTCTATCTGCCCTGCCTGAACTGGCTGCATTTGCCAGCCTCGGTAAGCAATTGCATTGCCTGGGTGGTGGCGGTGGCCTTCGCCTTTGTGACCAACAAGCCCTTTGTGTTCCAGAGCCACGACTGGTCCAAAGAGGTGGTCCTGCCGGAGCTGAGCAAATTCGTGGCCACCCGGTTGTCCTCCGGCCTGATTGAAACTGCCATCCTGTTTGTCTCTGTGGACCTGCTCCATGGAAATGGCAATATCTGGAAGCTCATCACCCAGGTTCTGGTCATCATCATCAATTATGTAGGCAGCAAGCTGCTGGTGTTCCGGAAAAAGTGATATTCCTGCCGGGGCGGTGTTTCCATCGCTTCGGCAAAATTCTTCTTGACATTTCTTCCCATGTATGCTAATATATCCGGGCAGTCAGCTGAATAGCTTTTCGTTCGGAGTGATACCCAAGAGGCCGAAGGGGCTCCCCTGCTAAGGGAGTAGGCGTCTAAAAAGCGCGCGAGGGTTCAAATCCCTCTCACTCCGCCATTGTGGTGGATTTAATGGTTTTTGCCGTTGAATCCACCACTTTTTTGCTTTTTGAGCTTGAAATTTGAAGGAAAATGAAAAACGGGATTTTGGGGTTTGGCGGGCTGAATTGGTAGGAATTGGGTTTTACTGCGTAGTTTATTGCGTAGGGAAAACGGGTGTTTTTGCCTGATTTTATGGCGTTTGTTGTGAAAAATGACGGGTATAATATACGATTAAGATACTATACTTTTTAGTATTGTATGGTTAGCCAAACAAAATGTAAAACTAAATGCAGATAATCTATCCGCAATGCCCATTCTCCAACTGCTGGCATGAACTGGAAAAACGCCGCACAATCACATTCCGTAGTGAACGTATCGTGAAATGTTCAATCTCCCACTTTTCATTCGTTGTCGTTTTCGATATTGCTTTTTCTGTTGATAAAAAGTGACGATTTCTCTAGACTTTTATGCCCACGAGGAATCCATCTGCCCCACGGCAAGCAATATGAATGAAATCAAATAAAAATTTTTCAAAACTAGGCCTATTTTGGGCTCACCGCCGCCGCACGTGCATCCTCATATGCTCACAGTACCTTTTTCAACCGAGCTTCCGATTTTTAAAACAAATGTTCACGCAAAACAAGCAGATGTGCACAAAGGCAGGCGCAAAGCAAGATCTGCTGTACCAATGAACGGTCTATGCATACAGGCAAGACGAAACAGGACGGCCATATCCGGGAATCTTCCAGTCCTAGCCGTCACACAGTTCACGATTCTCCCCCATAATCGCAACCCACAAGCCATCTTCCCAGCATAAGCCTAGAGGGCGGTCCCCAATCGCCTTTCATGGCCGCACCTAACGCAGCGCATTCGCACCTGCCATTTGTTTGACAACGGATTCAAAGCATAACTTCGCCCAAACTTTCTACCGCTTTTCCCGTTCCATCGCTTCCGCAATGGCCCTAATTATAAAGCTGTTCACAGATTCCCCGCCCTTCCGAGCATACCCCTGGATCACATCTTTCTGTCCTTTTGCAACCCTCAACAGGATTTGATCATAATTTTCTTTCTTGTACTTTGCAACCGCTCTTCGGTTTGCATCATTCTTAATTGCCATGGTCTCACCTCATTTTTGAGATATAATATCACATTTAGCATACTGCTAACAATATGCAGCCTATACAATTTGCCGTCACTTACTATCAATATATTTTTGTCATTTTCCGTATTGCATATCGCTAACAATATGTTTATAATAAGGTCAGAAACCAGCAGTAAGGAGGATATAAAAATGACCTATTTCTGTTTAGCCCTTGCCGCCTTTGCCATCCTGGTCCTGATTCTTCCCACCCATAATGGCTCCACCCCTGATGACCTTCCGGAGTCTAAGCCTTCCCGAAGAAATCCACCCCACTCCTCCACCCAGTTTATTGACGCCCACCTACACAAGGACGATGCCAAAAAAGCCCGCCACAAGCAGAACCAGTGGCCGCTCTGACAACGCCGCCCAGCCATTTCATTTTCTGACCATGTTCTCCCCATAAACGCAAAAAAGCCGGGGCACTGCCAATCGCAGCGCCCCGGTTCTCTGTTAAAACCCTTCTCTATTCACATTTGCGAAAGCTGTCCCTGTCCGCCCATCCGCAGATATTGCTCCCGCCCCCTGCCACGTGCTCTAAGTGGTAGGGGTGTTTTGCTTTCTCCGGCTGGAAAATCCGTGTGATTCTCGCTTTCCCCGCCTTTGCGGCAAAGCCCCTGGCGGCGTAAGCGTTCACATATTGCAGTCCGCCACCAAAATCAACAATCTCCCCGAGCTTCGGTGCCCAGCTGCCGTCGTCCGATGTGTTCCCAGCGTCCGCGCTGCCCGTATCTTCCACCCTTTTGCGCAGATAGTCCGTGCAGCACCAACCACCATTGGAAAGCTGCCCCCAGGTCCCGCTTTCCCGTACAATGGTCACTGCCGCGCCCTTCGCCAGTCCGCCGATGATGGCGTATCCCACCCCCGGCCCGCTGCGGACGTTCAGTCCTGTGCTTACGGTTGCCTGGTAGTGCACCGCCTTCCCGGTGTCAATGTCCTTCGTGTCCCCGCCGCAGCATTCCGCCGGATTGTAGATAAAGCCGAGAAATTTGTATGCGCTGTTCTGCCCCCAGTTCCCATTGCTGCCCCGGCTTCGCGTCTGGGTCCAGAACGGATTGGCGCAGCCGTACCCGCTTTCCGATGTCACCACACTGTTGGCAGACAGCACCTTTTCAACGATGGCCACATGCCCTGCCCCGTCGCAGCCCTGCAGAGTCGCCCCCTTCTGCCAGACCATGCAGGCCCCGATTCGGGGCTCCTGTCCTACTGTCAGATCTCCGGCGTACTGGATGAACAGTTCTGCGTTTACAGGCCGCAGGTATTTGCAGCTGCCCCATCCGCCAATCTCGTTGAAGCGGCCAAATGCATACCCCACGCAGTTGCTCAGGACATTGCACCCCGCGTCCACCGGCTTGCCCTTGCAGGCGTCGGAGTATCCCCCCGCGTCTTTGGTCATATAGTATTTATTCCCCGCCTCCGGTCTTGTCAGACGCGGCACAAATGTGCTTCCCATACCATTCACCCTTTCATTTCCTCATCCGTATCTTTCTCTTCCCCGGGGACATATCGGTTGTCGCTGTATTTGATGATCCCCAGCACCCCCGCCTCGCCCCCGGCAAAGGAAAAGAATGCCATTATAAGCGTGGAGGGCTCGTTGCCCGTCCATAAAAAAATCCCAAGCACCGCGATTGTGAATGCCGCCACCGCAATCAGCAGCCCCACAACCACCCGCTTGGAAAATTTAGTTCTCCGCCGTTTCTGCCGCCTGATCATCCGTGTTTCTCCGGTCTCCGTCCTTGGGCAGCCCCAGCAGGAATTTGTCTTTCACCAGGTCCAGTTCCTCTACCGCGGCCTCGATCATGGCTCTTACAATGGGTGTAACCTTCACCCCTGCCTTTTCCAGCAGCGCTACAACATAGGCGTTTTTCTTCGCCTTGTCCAGCTTCCCAGCCTCCGCCATTTTTTCCGCTGCCCGTACAAATTTCACCACCTGGCCGTAGATTTTCTGCTCCTTCAGCCAGGGATACACCAGGCACGCAAACAGTGCAAAGATTCCCGCCACAACCAGTCGTGCAAAAATAGGGGCCCCCTGTGCCAGAATGTCCATGATTTCCTTTTCCATGATTCTATACTCCTTCCTCATTTACAAAAATGTCTTTTCTTTGAGACAGCGTTCATACACCTGTTCAATCCGCTTGATGGCAATAACCGCTTTTTCATTTTTGAACGCCGGGTGCGTCCGGCAGTAGTCCTGGTAGGATGTGATGTCGTCCAGAACATTGTCAAAGTACTCCTTGCTGTGCTTATCCCCCCGGTATACCTCGTCGGCACACCGAAGGATCCGGATTCTGGCCGTCTTTGCCTCCCGCTCCGAACTCTCTCGCTTCAGCCCGTCCAGTTCCTTTTTCATGCCCTCTGTCTCGGTCCTCAGCTGCAAAATCTCCGCTTTGACGCCGGACATCAGCAGATTTCCAATCCATTCAAAAAGCGTTGACCATGGATTGATTTTGATTTTCGAGACCTCCACAAGAGACATGATCACAATGATGATGTACCCAAGGTTCTCGTGGAGCAAATCCGATATTTGCTGTAGTGTCACATCTTCATCTCCTATGTATCGCCGCCTGTGTCCTGCACCCGTCCACGGCCCCGGGATTATACCCCAGGTACGTCAGCAGCGCCTGTATCTGTTTGATTGTCACTGTCGTCAACCTCCTCCAGTCCAATTTCGGCCAAATCCTGCTCATAGATGTAATCCACCACCGCCGCCTGAGTCTCCACCAGCTGCTGTGTTGCCGTAGCCAACTGTGCTTGCAGCGCCGCAATGGCGTGGGCCGGGTCAGCCCGGCCCGTCACTGTCGCGCTGTCGGCATCCGTCAGCACCGTATTGCACCCCGCCAGCGCCGGGACGGGCTGTGCGCCCGTGGCATGGATGGGGGTAGGCGTTACCAGCTTGTAGGCGATTTGGACAGGGGTTCCTGCGGCGTACTGGGCAGCTAGGTAGGATTTCCAGGCATCTGTGCTCTCGGGGATTATATCGCCCCATCTCACCCGGAAGGCACTCCATACCAATGCGCAGCCCTTGCCTGTATTGTTGTTCGACACATCATAATGCGGGTAATGGCTGCATATTTCGTTCCCAGATTTCGGCATCTCGTTGATTGCATCGACAATTTTCGGGGATACGTAATACCAGTCTCTTTTGTCGGCAGCAAGTCCGCCAATAGTCCACGCCTCGCTCCCGTCAAAGGTTACCAGTCCCCATTTATGTTCCCCCTCTCCCGTCACCGCATCCACCGTACCGCCGTAGACAGTAGACGGCAGCGCCAAAGCCAGCGTGTCGCCACGGTAGGGGGTGTAGGTGGTGGGAGCGGTGGTGCCTTCAACAACTTCAATTTGGAATTTGAAATTGTTGAATACTGTATTTACTCGCCAGCATTGCAGCATAAAAACAAGCTTGGTTTCTGCCAGCGCGGCATTACTTGCAATATACGCATCAAGGTTTGTGCTATTTGTATCTCCACGGAAGTAATGATTATAATCCGGTGTGAACAGCGAATAGGCAAAAGTAATGTCGCCAACGCTTCCAAGCGAGACACTTCCGCCCACCTTTTTGACGTACATGGTGTAGGTTTTTCCCGCAACCCAATGCAGCCGACACATTCCAATAACAATATTGGTTCTTTCAACCACTGTTCCGTTTAACGTAATGTTTTTTTCTGAGTCTACTGCTATTTTAATGGTTGAAGAAGAATCATTTGTGCTTAAAAGCTCAATAACATTCTCCCCGCACCGTTCGACGGCCACGCTCTCCCGCCCTGAGATAGGCCGGATGTTTTCATACGGGGCCCAGTCCGTAGCGGTGGAACCTTTCTCGATTTGCGGCTTTCCCGTCACGTTGTTGGCTGCACCAGAATATGCAAGAAAAAGTACAACCGTTTTATTCGTATCTATGGTAAACGTTCTGTTCTTACCGATGGCCTGTGCAGCAATAAGAGTATTATCAGCTTTATCAATAATGGATATACGGAAAGCCTCCATTGCTCTTATTGTGTACGTCCCAGTGGGCAGATCAAAGGCCGCGCTGTTATAGTACGCCGTATTGTTGCCAGAACCATCCGTCATCCCGTTTGCGGTAACGGTGCCGTCAGGGCTAATCGTCCATGTAATACCATAACTTGTTTCGCTCGCTGGCATCCATGCTGGATTAAACAAGTTCTTCCCGCCCCCCGCCGGATACGGCTCGCCCTCTCCCGCCTGGGTGGGCTCCCACGATGCCACCACCCCCAGCGGATACCCCGCTACCGGGTAGCACGTCACGGGGTTGCCGGTCTCCTCCAACGCCGGGCACAGCATGTCGATGATCTTCTTGCTGCTCCATGGCGTTTCCGCACTGATGCAGCCGTCGTTGATTCCCGCCTTTTCCAGCGCTTCAATCTTCTGATCCTGCGCCGCCTGCCCTGCCGCCACTGCCTCCGCGTTTGCATTGGCCTGCGCCGCTACTTTCTCTGCACCGGCCATTGCGTCTTTGGCGCCTTTTGCAGATTCCGCAGCATCGGTTTTCGCATTCTCTGCGCTGAGCTGGGCCGCAATAGCCTTCTCCGCTGATTTTCCGGCATCCGCGGCGGCCTTCTCCGCAACCTCCGCGTTCTTCCGTACCGCTTCTGCTGCCTCGTTCAGCTTTTCCGCTGCAGTCCCGGCCTGCTCCTCCATACGCCGCAGCGACGCGGCGGCGCTGCGTTCTGCTGTCTCTGCGTGTTCTGTTGCCGTCTGAGCAGCTGTTTTGGCATTTTCAGCGGCAGTCCCGGCATTCTCTGCCTCAGCCTTGCTCTGCTCCGCGGCCTGCGCTGCCTGCCCCGCCTGTTCCGCAGCCGCTTCCGCCAGTCTGGCTTTCTCAGCAGCCGCAACCGCTGCCTGGTCTGCTTCCTGTGCAGCCTGTCCCGCCCGCGCGCATTCTTCGGATGCCTGACCAGCTGATCCGGCAGCAGCGGCAGCGAACGCTTGGGCTGATTTGGCGGATGTGTCCGCGCTTTCAGCCGCCCGCTCTGCCTGCCCGGCGTACCCTGCCACCCGGTCACAGACCCCCGTCCAGACATCCGGTTCCCCAGCGTCATATTCCAGTGCTCTGTCTACAATCACCCGATAAATATCGGATTTCAGCCTGTGCCCGTCCTCCGCATACCAGACGACCTGGGCCTCCCCCGCCCCCTTCCGGCATAAATCCGCTTCAGATAGGTACCACAGTGCGTTACTGCCGTCAATTTCCACGTGCTCTGCAAGATATGCGCCTGTATCCCCGGCCCGGTGGAATTTAATCTCCACCCGTCCAGCACCCCATTGAATTTTTCCAATGGGAATTTCCACAATGGCGGGTGGTATCTCTCCCATTTTCCCGATCCGGATAATCCCGTTCTCTGCCCGGATGCGCCGCAGCGTATCATCCATGTTACGTCCCTCCCACGTCAGGGGCGGCAGATTGCCGCCCCTTTGCCTCTCTGTCAGCCTTCGCTGTCCGTTTCCTCTGCGCTGTATACAGTTCCCACCAGCACCGTCAGCTCTTCGTACTCCTCGTCCGTCAGGCGATTGCAGGCGAAAAACACATCCAGCTTGTTCTGGGCCTGCTCTGCGGTCCTATAGAATTTCTTTCCGATCAGAATTTTCATGCTTTTGTACATAACAAATTTCCTCCAGTCAAAAATATTTACGGTAACGCCAAGCATAGCGTTATCCCTCCTCGATCGTAGCCAGGTCTTGGTTATACACATCCTCCACCATGGCTGCCATGGCCTCCACCAGCTCGTCATTCTGGGCCTCCAGCGCGGCGGCGCGCTCCCGCTCATAGGCACGTTGGGCGGCGTCCAGCTCCGCCCAGGGCTTCCAGGGGGCAACCATCTCCCCCGGAAATTTCGCCCCGTCAGAGCGCACCCAGACGCTCCCGGCGGGAACGTATCGGTAGCCCTCCACAAACTCCAGCGCTTTCCCGTCAAAAAACGCCGTCTCAACCGCCGTCAGCCCGTCCTCCGGGGCAGCGTGGCACTTAAAATCCGAATCAATGTAAATAGTCATCCTGCCGCCTCATTCCATCCAGACTTTTGTAATCGTACATTTTCCCTTACCACCCGTCTGCAGGTAGGGATAAAAACTGGCCAAATTACTTGGGATGGCAATTGCAAAGGTTCCCACAGTACTGTCGAAGGCATGATAGGCCACAATGGCTCCGGAAATACTACCAGATTTCAGATAAAACGTATTTTTGCCGTAGGCGTCCACCACAGTAAACTTGAACGTGTTGTAGGTTCTTCGTTGAACAGCTCCGTTCGTGTAAATTCTTGATCCCTGGTCGGCAGTATTTCCGTTAGAGCCACCGTCTATAGTTGTGCCGATTGACCCACCACCAAAGTAACCGTTGTCAACGGACCACCCGCCGGTCACCTCCTCGTACTGGTTGCCGTTGTAAAACAGCTCGCCGTCCCATGCTGCGGTGATCTGTACCCAGCTGCCGGCCAGATACATATAGGCAAACGTTGGAATCCATGCCCCACCTGTATACACGCTTGTCCGGGTGATAGCACCAGCGGATGATGCCAAGAACCAGATCAGCCCCTCACTTGGGCTTTCCGGCTCCGCCTCCGCAAAGACGTACTTCTTCCCGGCCTTGTCGGATTTTACCCAGATCATATTCTCCTTCGGCTTCACCGGTTCCGTCAGTCCGGAGACAATAGTCAGTCCGGTGCCCGCACTGCCGTTCCCATACAAAAAGCACTGTCCCATTACCGCATCACCTCGATCTGAATGGGGATTGCCGTCTCCGGCTTCTCCTCGAAGCACGTAAACTGAATGCCGCCCGCCGCAGCCACGCCCCGGCTCACGCAGCCCCAGGCCTCCCGCTGGGCCTGGGCCGTGGTGTTGTCCGCGTCATACACCGGCACCACATGGGGCATGTCCGATGCCAAAATACCCTTGACTGCCACGGTCTGCGTAAAGGGTCCGGCACCTTCCCAGGCGGTGGCCAGCGCAGCCGAGAACTGCTTCCGTTTCCCGTCCACATAGGCCTTGGTAGCCGCGTCGGCACTGCTGACCGGTTCCTTCAGCTCCTGCACCGCGTTGCCGCTCATGCGGATGCTGCCGGTCATGGTCCCGCCCGCCTTTTCCAGTCTGTCGCCCAGTTCAGTTTCATGGGCTTCCAGCGCATCTTCAATCTTGTTCAGGTTCTCCGCGTTCAGCGCCGTGCCCTGCTGGATCACCTGCCCCGTCTCCGGCACCAGCGTCACCGTGCCGTCGGCGTTCTCCACCATCCTGTAGGTCTTTGGCCGCTCCACCACATGGTCTTTCCAGACCGTCTTCTCGTATGCCATGTTATTCCCCCTCTGTCACACTTACCCGGAACCGGTAGTAGACCCCTGTGTCCGTATTGGACCCCGCAATGCTCTCCTCCGCCTGGGCCAGCACCGCCCCGGCACTGTCCGTCAGGGCCACTTGGGTAACGATCTCCGCCGCCGTCGGCTGCAGCATCAGCCCCACATAGAGCTTCCCGTCCGTCCCGATCTCGCAGCTGGTCACAGCAGTTTCCCGCCATTGGCCGCCCACCATGTATTTCGCGCCTGAGATCTTGTCCCGCAGCGCCGTGACCATTTCTGTCAGCGCCGCCGCTGTCAATTTCTTTGCCATTTACAGATCCTCTCCCGGGTATACGCCCGCCATGATCTCCCCTGCCATGGGGCAGGTGAACCGTGTGTAGTCCGTCTCCGTTGCCGCCAGCACTTTTATCTCGCTGCCGACTGCCAGATAGTCCAGCACGCTTCTTACATTCTTGACCTTCTCAATGGCTTCTCTGGCCCAGTCCGCGCTTTTCTTCGTCCATTGCCCCGCCACGATCACCCGGAAATGATATCCTTCCGCCCCGTACTGCCACCATTCCTCCACCTGGACGCTTTCAAAGTAGCCCCCCAGGTATTTGTAAATGGCCTCCGCCGTTCCGTAGCTGGCATACAGCGGCACGGCGTTCCGGATCCATTCCCGTTTCATGGAAATTTCCGCCCCGTAGTCATACAGGCAGCCCAGCTCCCAGGCCATTTCATCCAGCCGCCACTCCGGCATTTTTTCCGCCCGCAGCAGCACGTCCAGGCCCTGTTCCGTCTTGCCGCAGAAGATCTCCAGCCCCTTTTTCAGGGCCGCCCCCAGGGCCGCGCAGGTTTTGTCCCGCCGCAGGAACCCCGGCAGCAGCTGCTCCATGGGAATTTCCATCAGTTCAGCACCTCCAGGGTGATCGTCCCCTTGCAGCAGGCCGTCTCCGGGATCTCCGTATATTCGATCGCCCCGGCCTCGCCGAATGCGCTGCCGGTCTGCCAGGCCACCCGTTCCGCCCCCGCCTGATACATGGCCGCCATCAGCCGGTCCGGATTAAAGGTCCTGCCGATGGTGCCGTCCTGCCAGCTCTGATAGCTCTTTACGCATTCCGCCATATCCTCTGCCAGGTTCTCGCCCCGGTCCGCCTTGTAGGCTGCCTTGATGGTGTAGGGCTTTTCCTCCGCCCGAAATACGTTCACCTGGTCCGTCATAGGCCGGACGCTCAGGTCGTTCAGCGCCGTCTCCACCTCCGTCAGCAGACTGTCCTCCGCGCCCTCCGCCGCTAGAATGGCAATGCCCACCTTTCCGGCCCCCTGGTTTACCGCCCGGGCGTCCAGAATTTCCGTGCTGACAGCCATGGCCGCCGCCTCGTATTGCTGCCTGGGGCCTGTGGTGATGTTCGATAGCCCGTAGGCCCGGATCCGCTCCCGGTAGCTCTCGTCGTCCTCCTGCTCCCGGCCCCCCGCCGCACTTTCCGCACAGCAGATGCTTTCAATGCCCGCGAAGGGCAGCAGAGTCTGCATCTGGGTCCCGGCGGTCAGAGCGTTCCCGTCCGTGCCGGTTTTCTCCGCCCGGATCACCGCCCGCAGGGTCTGCGCCAGCCCGCTGAGCATTACGCTGTCCGTCAGGGCGTACAGGGTCTCCCCGTCCGCCGTCAGCAGCGTGCCGCTTTTCAGAAGCTGGGGCTTCCCGGTGGCCCTGGCCGTGATCTCGATCTCCGCCTCCGCCGCCAGTGCCTCCATCCGCAGGCACCCCCGGTTCTCGCCGTACAGGTCCAGGTATTCCCCGGTAGCATACCGCAGCGTCGCCATCCGCAGCGCGTGGTCCACTCCCGCGAATGCCTGGGTGATCACCGCCTGACAGCTTCGCAGCAGCATATCCTTCTCGTCCCCCGGATAAAGTGCCTCGCCCCCGGCCTCCAGATATGCCCGGTGCATCTCCTCAAAAATCTTCTCCGGGTCAAAGCTTAAATAATGTATTTCCTCTGCCATCTACTCAGCCTCCTCAGACCTCCACCGTCACCGTGATCACCAACGCCCCATTCTCCAGTTCCGCCACTGCGCTCTTCGCCTCGGCCCTGGGCTCCCAGGCCAGCACCCGGTCAATTTCCGGCAGCAGGATCTTCTGCACCTCCCCCAGCGGCAGCTCAAACAGCCCCGGGTCCAGCCCCCGCATCCGGTCGTAGGGGATCTCTCCCCGCCTGCACAGCAGAAGGTTCTTCACGTTCTGCAAAACCCGCACCGTTTCATCCGGGCAGGCGAGCCGGATCTTTTCTTCCCGCGTGTCGATCTTGTATTCCGCCATCTCAGTTCCTCCCGAATGTCACCCGGTTGGCTGTGGATTTTCCCCCGCCGCCGGTCAGCGCAGGCAGCTGCTTCGCTTTCTTCACCACGGAACCCGTCAGCTGGATCATGTAGTTGTCCCCGTGGGCTTTCTGGGCAGGCGCCGTCTTCTTCGTTCCCTTCACAATTTTGCTGCCTGTCCCCGTGCCGCCGGATGCCTGTCCGCCGCCGCTCCCCGCTGATGCCGTCCCTGCCGAAGCCGCGCCCGGCGCAGCCTCCTGCACCCCGCTCTCTCCCTGGCTCAGCCCCAGGGAAATCCGGGCCTGCACCCACTTCCCCCCGGGGGAAAGGGTGATCTCCTCCGAAGCCGCGCTTTTCAGCAGCAGCTTGTAGGGCCATAGCTTTTCGCTCCCCAGGTAGAAGTAGTCCGCTTTCCCGTCCTTTGCCATGTCAAACAACTCCATGGCCTTTTTCTGTACGTCCAGCCCCAGCCCGGAATGCAGGATAGCCGTCAGCGTCACCTCCATGGGGCTGCCCTTCTTCCGGGTCACAAATCCCTGTCCCCCGGATTCCTGGCTCTCCGTCTCGCACCCGGCGGAAATCTTCAGCTTTTCAAACAGCATGGCCCCGCTTTCCGCCACACCAAACACAGCGTCTCCAAATCTCGCCAGCTCCAAAAAATCACCTCATTTCCAGGGTGCCGTCCCCGTGTCCTCCCCGGTCCTGTCCAGCACCGTCCCGGTTTCCGGCAGCGCCAGTCGTTCGCCGCCGGAAAATACCATTCTCTGCAGGTACTCCCCGTTGGCCGCCATCAGCTCCGCCACGTACTTTTCGTCCCCGTAAACCGCCAGCGCCACGGAATCAAAGGTCTCCCCGGCGCTGCATAAATATTCATACCCCATAAATACACCTCATAATGCCTTCCCCCAGGGTGGTGCTCCGCGCAGCGAATCCCAATCCCCAATAGCTGCCAGCGTCAGCTATACCATGATGCAATAGGTGGCAGGGCGAAGCCCTGACGGATGAGGGGCGGTAGTGGCTTTCGGTTTGCACTCTCTGCTCATACACTCTCCACCGCCTCCCGCAGCTCCCGTTCCCGCCAGTACCGTGCAAACCGTTCCTTGTCCTCCCGCAGCGCCGCGTCCACGCCCCGGGAATCCTGGGCATAGATCGTGGGGCTGTAGATGATCTCCCCGATTTTTGCATTGTTCCCGGCGTTCAGTCCGCCGTTCCGGCTGATCAGGTCCCCCCAGGTAAAGCCGCTGGCTGCCCGGGCGGCGTTCAGGAGTTCCGCCGTTCTCTGGCTGTGGCTCTCCGGAATGGCCCATTCCGCCCCGGCCTCGCCGAAGACGGAAGCCTCCGTGGCCCGTCCGCCCCCGGCGAATTTTCCGACTCTTCCCCCATGGGTCCCGGTTCTGCTTCCCCCTGCCCCGGCGCTCGCCACCGCCTGCTGCAAGGGCGTGGTGTCGCCGTTTACCGTCACGGTGATGCTCTGCCCGTCCGCCGCCGCGATTGCCTGCTGCAGAGGCTCCGCGTTGGGCTGCATATCCACATCGATCTTGTAGGCCTCCGCGTTGAACCCCTCTTCAAAGAGGATCCGGTAGGCCGCCGCGTAGTCCTGCACCCCTTCCAGTCCCTGGGCTACCGGGATCGCCGAAAGGTCGTAGCTCCCTTTCAGATACTCCACGATCTGCCGGATGCCGGTCTGAAAGCCAGTGTCTACGTAATCGCCGCTCATGTAGCTGGAAAACTGGGAGGCGATCCCCGTTTCCATGGCGCTCTTCATGCCCTCCCAGGCGGCCTTTGCCATGCCGTCCTGGGCCTCCAGCGCCGCCTCCTGGGCTCTTGCGTCCGCCGCCGTGTACCCCGCCCGGTAGGCCTGCCCATATTGCAGTCCCTGGGCCTGGGTGTCTACCTGCCCCGCATCCAGATTTGCCAGACCGTAGGCCGTGAGCACCCGCTGCAAAGCATTGGCGGAGGTGTAATCTCCCTTCCCGGCAAAGTACCCGGCCAGCTCTTCCGCCGTGCTTTCGCCGCCCAGCGCTTCCAGGGTTTTTCGTAAAAAGGTCTGGATTTCCGCCCGGTCTCCGCCCGCCACACCGCTGCGGTAATTCTCCATGGCCGTGGCCGTCGTGGTCCCCGACGCCAGGTAGTCGTCCACCAGGGCGTTCATGGCATCCCAGGCGTTCCCGTATTCGCTGCCCGCAATGGTGCTGCTGTAGAGGTCCAGCAGGAACGAGGCGTAGCTCGCCTCCGCCTCTTTCCGTTTCCCCACATACCCGTCAAAGGGATTGTCGGGATCTCCGTCCCACAGCGCGTTCAGCTCCCGGTCCAGGTCCGCCTGACTGTAGAGGGTCCCGTCCGCCTTTTTTGCCCCGTTTTTGATCTTCAGCTCTCCGGAGAGCTTCGTCTGGTAGTAGGTGTCCCAGTAGTTGTCCTCCAGGCTCTGGAGCTCCGCGTCCCGCTGGTTCTCCGCCAGCGTGCTCACTTCCTCCAGACCGTCCAGCCCCAGGGTCTGGGCCTGCCGGAGGATCTTCTCCCGTTCCGTGGCGTTTTTGGCATCCGCCGCCATGGCGATCAACTCATTCTGCTGCTGCAAAATGCTCTGAATGTTGTCGATTTCCTCGCTGGTCAGGTTCCCGTCCGCGAATGCGCTGGTCATTGCCTCACGCAGCTGATTGGACAGGCTCTGGGCCGTTTGAATTGCGTCGGAATATCCGTATTCCAGGGTGTCCAGCACCCCGGCCCAGACCCCATCCGTCTCGCCGTCGGAGAAGAATTCCGCCCCGGCCTTCGCCTCCCGGTAGCCCGCCTGGATGCCCTCCAGCACAGCCTGTGCCGCCTGGTCTCCCAGCTCCAGAAAGTTCCGCTTGTCGTCTTCCGTAATGGAGCCCCCGCTGAACAGTCCGTTCAGCAGCCCCTCTTTCAGACTGCCGGAAGCGGTTTCATAGCTGCTCAGGGCGTCCTTCGCCGCCTGGCCGTAGGTTTCGATGTCCTTTTTCCCGTCCCGGAATGCCTTGTTCAGGTCCCGGATATTCTCCCCGATTGCCTCCGTGTCCAGAGACAGGTTCCCGAACTTCGCCTCTTCCTGGGCTTCATTGTAGGTTGCCATGGCCCCGGCGATCCCGGCCAGTGCCGTCCCCGCCAGTGCCAGCTTCCCGATGGTCCCCGTTCCCAGGATCATGGAGATCAGCCGGACCGCCCCGCCTGCGATGGTCAGCCCCGGCCCCACTGCCGCGATTCCCGTCAGGCCGCCCACCAGCCCCCGGAAGCTGCTGTCGTCCATGCCGTTTACCCTGTCCAGCAGGCCGCTGATGCCCTCCGCGCCGGTCTCCACCAACCCGCTCAGGGCCTTGCCTGTCCGGGTCTGGGTCACATTGTAGACGCTTTCCAGGTGCCGCAGTGCCCCGCCCAGTCCGCTTTCCATGGTCTCGGCGGCATATTCGGCATATCCGGACCCATTGGAGCGGATGTTGTCGTACATCCCGTCCCAGCCCTTCCCGGCGGCGTCCAGCAGCGCCAGCGCCCCCGTAATGGTCCGGCTGGGGAAGATGGCGGAAAGCACCTCGTTCCGCTCCTGCTCCGTCATGCCCTTGGTGGCCCTGTTCAGGTCCTCAAAGGTGGTCAGGAAGGATTTCAGGTTTCCGTTGGCGTCATAGGCAGAAAACCCCGCCTCTTCCAGCGCCGCGTTTGCCTTTTCCAGGTTCGCCGTGTTGGAATAGATCTCTTCCAGCTCGTCGCTGCTCAGGTTCAGCGCGTCCATGGCCTCCGCCGCCGTCTGCGTGGGGGCCAGGAGCCTGATCATGCTGTTGCGCAGCAGCGTGCCCGCTTCCGTGCCCTTGGTGCCGTTGTTGGCCAGCACCGCCAGCATGGTGGTGAGCCCTGCCATGTCTCCCTTGACGAAGCTCATAGTGGCGCCCATCTTCTGCATGGCCGCGCCCATTTCCGGAATGGTGGTGCTGCTCTTGTTGGCGGCATAGGCCCAGTAGTCCGTCAGGCTGCCCAGGTCTTCAAAGCTCAGTCCCGCGGCGTTGGTGATGTCCACCAGGTATTCCAGGCCCTCGCTCAGGCTCATGGATCCGGCCATAGAGATGTTCATGGCCGCCGGGATCCCTTCCAGAATTTTGTCCAGATCCCAGCCTGCGTGGCTGGCCTCCGAAATGGCCTCCGTCACGTCCGTGGTGGTGAACCTTGTGTTGTTGGCCCATTGCATGGCCTGGGAATCCAGCTGCTTCATCACCTTCTGCAGCTCGCTGGCGCTTTCGTATTGGGTCCGCAGAGCTACCTGCGTGTCCAGCAGGTTGTCCTCGTAGCCGGTGTAAACCTTGGTGGATTCGGTCCCGAAATCTATGAGCTTGTCGCTGATGACGCTCAGCTGCCCGCCCAGGGTCTGCAGCGCTCCGCCCAGGGCGTAAAAGCTCGCGTCCGCCTTGCCGCCGATAACGATATCGGCTCTTAATTCTTTTCCGCCCGCCACACATCTGCCTCCTTAGATTTTCCCCAGCAGGAACCCTTCCCCGTCCGGGAACAAAACAAAAAGCACCCTGTCCTTTTCGGCCAGCGTGCCCGTATATAAATTTTTCAGCGGCGGCGTCACGATCCCGGGCCTGTCCAGGCTCACCGCCCGCACCCCCGCCTCCGTGACCTCCGCCGCGATTCCTCTCTCAACTTCCGCCATTTTACAGATCCCTCGGCACCACCCGGCTTACCCGGGTGGCCCGGCCCTTGCCGCTGAGGCTTTCCACAATGTTGCCGAAATAATTCAGCTGGGCCTGCAATTCGTTCAGGTCCAGCGCCGAGTATTCCCTGGACCCGATCTTGTAGCTCTTCGCCGTGCCGGAAACAATGGACCGGATGGCTTTTTTCAGCTCCCCAACCATCTCCTGCGCCTCCGCCAGCGTCCAGATCGTCGTAATTCCCACAATACCTCCTACACCTGGATCCCCTTACTGATGACCCGCTTCGTTCTCTTCCTCGCCGCCTCATTTCTTGTCACAGTCGGTTCCGTGTCCTCCCCCCGCAGAATCTTTTCCACCTTCGTAAAGTCCCAGTGGAAAAACTTGTAGGCAGCTCTGGCGTAGTTCCGGCAGTCCAGAGGCTCGTTCCGCTCGTGTACCTTCTCCCAGGTAATCACATTCTGTCCCCGCCGTCTTACCAGCATCTGCTTTTCCGAAAGCAGCCCCCGGAAGAATTCCAGGTCGTACCCCCGGTCGTCGCCTACGGGGAAGTGCATGAACCGCGCCCCCGGTTCCTCCACCCCGGCCCCGTAGAGAATGGCCTCCTTGCCGCTGTCCACGGCGATCATGAACCGGGTCCCCTTCGGGGCGTCCTTTTCCTTTTTCATGAGCCTGACGTAGGCCTTGCCCTCGCCCGGCTCGCCTTTGATGGCAAAAACCCGCCGCATCTCCCGCCGGGCGCACTGCCGGTATACGTCCGAGGTAAAGTGCCCGCCGGAGTCTACGAAGGTGGCCGATATCCGCAGGGTCATTCCGTTGGCCATTTCCCATTCCTGCTCCAGCAGGTTGTCGATTTCCTCCCAGACCCCCGGCGCGTCGGGCCGCCCGGGGATGATTCCCCGCTGGATGCCCCAGCTCTGTTCGTCCCGGTCCCAGCCTACGATCTCGTATTCCAGCCGGTTATCCTGGGTGTCCACGCCCATGGTCATGACCAGCACCCCCGTGGGAACCTGGGCGTTGTAGTGTTCCCGCCGCCCGTAGAGCTGCTGGGGTTCGCTGTTGCTCTCCCGCAGCTCCCAGCTCTCCCCCAGCATGGTGTTGTGGAAAACCTGCAATAGCTGTGGGTCGTCCTTGGCGTGGAGAAAGGAGAGGGCGATGTCCCGCCAGTCTGACCATGGGCTCATAAAGGCACTCAGCCGGAAGGACCGTATCCCGTTTGCCAGCGCCTTCGGGTTCCGGGCAAACCACTTCGCCGGAAGCCGCTTTGCCTCCGCCTCCGGGATCTCCCTCTGGCATACCGGGCACCGCCACCGGGCGTTCGTGACGATCCAGTCCTTCTTCCCGTCTTCGTCCCGGAATTCCTCCCGGTCAAAGCGGATGTCGTCAAACCGGATGAATGAAAAGCTTTTGCATTGGGGGCATTCCGTCCGCCACTCTTCCTGTGTTCCCTTCATAAACGCCTTCTCGATCTTGCTCTTGCCCTTGATGGTGGGCGTCGAGCACTTGACGATCTTCCGGTTGTGCCGGAAGGTCTCCGTCCGCCGTTCCGCCAGCGCGATGGGGTCGCCCTCGGTCCCCGCCGAATCCGGGAACCGGTCTATTTCGTCGCATAATAAATACCGGATGGGTTTGCTGGCCAGGTCGGTGGGGCTGTTTGCCCCGATGATGGCCAGGCTCCCGCCCGGAAACAGTTTCATACTGATGGTGTTGTTGCTGTCCTTGCCCTTGGCTGCGTAAAACTTTTCCCGCAGCGTGGGGCAGGCGGAGATCATGGGCGCAATGCGCCGCTTGGAATAGTCCTCCGCCATTTCCTTGGTGGGCTGTACATACATCATGGGCCCCGGGTCTTCGTCCACAGCCTCGCCGATCATGTTCAGCTGGATCTCCGATTTGCCCACCTGGGCCGATGCCATAACGTCAATTTCGTAGATTTTTGGGTCCGTAAAGGCGTCCATGATCTCTCTCTGATAGGGCGCCCTGTCCGTCCGCCACCGGCCCGCCTCGCTGGAAGAATCCGAAACCAGAATTCTGTTTTCGTCCGCCCATTGGCTCACCGTCCTTCTTCTCGGCGGCCGGAACAGTTCATAGGTCGCTTTCAGCAGCTCCCCTTTCTCCATCCCCTCCGCCTCCTTTCTAAATGACCCGAACCATCCTCCCCCTGGTCCGCCCGTTCTTCAGGTCCTGCCGCACCTCTTCCAGGATCCATTGCCCGCCCAGGGCCCCGGTTCCTTCGGTGTCGATCCGCCCCAGGGCCGTCCAGCCCGGGGAGAATGCCGTTTCCACCGTCAGCTCTTCCCTTTGCCGGTTTTTCGCCAGAATCAGGTTCCGGGCAATCACCCCCGCCAGGGCCGCCTCCCGGGCAGGGGTCCCGGTTACGGTCTCCTCCGGTCCCGGCCCCTCTTCCGTCTCCCAGGCGCTTACCTGTCCTGCCCCGGTCCCTACCGTCAGCTTCGCCGTCCCCAGGTCAAACCGCCGCAGGTATCGCACCCCCGGCTGTTCCCCCCGCAGGCGCAGGGTCTGTATGACCGCCCGCTCCTGAGCCTTCCGGATGCCCACCATCCGGAACGCCCCGTTGTAGGTCTTCAGCGCCGCCCCGGCATACTCTGCCAGCCGGTTCAGGAATTCCCCGGGGGTCTCCCCGCTCCGTACAGCGCTGCCCAGCGCCATATCCTCCACCCCCCAGCAGGAAAAGGAAGAATCTCCCTCTCCCGCCGCCCGGGCGCAGATCCGGAGCATGGTTCCGCTGTAGACCCTGTACCCCTTTTTCCGGCATTTTGGTTTCGCCGCTGTGGCCAGGACCCGGAATTTCCCGCTGTCCAGTTCCGCCGCCGTGATGTACATCTCCCCGGTGTCGCAGCCGTCCCGGGTCACCCGGAGAGTGTCCCCCTCTTCCGTGCCCCAGCTGATCCACCGTTCCCCGAAGGGCAGCGTCAGCTCCAGACTGTCCGCCTTGCCGGTCCTGTCGTAGTAGATGGCCTCTTCCGGGCAGCAGGCCGCCGTAATGTCCGTTCCGTTGTAGAATATCCGCATCATTGCGCCGCCCTTTCCAGATTCTCCCGGATGGCCTGCCGGATCTCAAAAAACAGCCCTATGGGCAGCCCCAGCAGCTCCGGAATGCCGCTGCGGCTGACCATGGCCACCTCCGTCACACTTCGGAGATATTCCGGTTTCCCACCCGGAAAGAAGCCGTGAAAAAAATGGTCGCCACCCGGATGGCCGCGGGCGCGTCCATGCCGTCCAACCCCTTCAGGATCTCCCGGGCGCTCAGGCCCTCCGTCACCTTTGCCGCAGCCGCGGCGAAGAGGCAGAGCGCCTGGGTGTTCGTCATCCGGAAATTGTTCTGACCGTCTCCGCTGTCCAGGGCCTCCGCGTATTCCAGCCCTGTCAGCTTTCCAAAGTCCCAGCTCAGCTCCGCCACAGTCCGTTCCCCGTCCTGAATGGGGGCGCTGAGCTTCATCTTCCCCTTCCGGACCAGCCGCAGCTGCTCCCCCGGGTCCATCAGATTCTTCACAGCCTCCGCTTCCTGTTTCTTTTCTTCCTGATTTTTAATTTCATCCATTTTTGATATTCCTTTCTAAAAAGCCTTCCCCTGGGGGAAGGTGGCAGGGCGTAGCCCTGACGGATGAGGGTGGTGCTCCGCGCAGCGAATCGAAAATAAACGATTGCCGGTGGCAATCGCACCATAATTCGTGCGGCACAAACTGACCTGTGGAACGACTGCGCACCACAGCCAGTAGGCACCGATGCCCCCACCGGCCCCGCACCGCCCATAATTGTCAATTCTCCATTGTCAACTGTCAATTTTCAAAAGCGCATACGTCTGCGCTTTTCTCATTTCAGCAGATTCTCCACCGGGTCCGTGTAGTTCACGCCGTTTACCATAATGATCCCCGCCATGGCATCGATCAGCATAACCGTCTCCCCGTCCACGATCTCCTCGTAGCGCAGTACGGAGAATTTTTCCGTGCTGCCGTAGGGGTTGCCTGTCTCGATGGTGCCCTTCTCGGTGCTCTTGCGCAGCACCGTGGCCCGGAATTTCACCTGCTCGTGCTCGATGGCGCCCGCCTGCACGTTGTAGCGCTGCCGCACCACTCTGGCTTCCAGGCTGTGCTTGCCCGGTGCCGCCAAAAGCTTGCAGTTCACGCCGTTGTTGTGGGAGATGCCGATCTCCGCCGCCTCCATGTGGGTGGTGTCCGGCACGTCCACGTCCATGGCCATGCCGGAAGCCTTGATGGTGCTGGTGGTGTTGCTCAGAGTGGGCAGGCTGATGCTGGTAATGTCCTCGCAGACCTGGCCGCCGTCCAGCACTCTGTGGCCCTCCACATTGTTGTAAACTTTCCGAAGCATTCTCGTTTCCTCCTTACTCCGTCATTCCCTGGTAGTAGACCGCAATGCCCGCTTCCGTCCAGTTCACCACTGCCGTCAGGCTCTTGCACAGCGGGGTCACAGTCACGTCAAATACGATGGTGAAATCCCCCTGCACCAGGTCGCCCAGAGCCTCCGCCCCGGTGTCCAGGCGGCACTTGCCGTAGCACAGCGCCCCGGATTTGACCATGGCGTCCAGCCGTGCCTGCTCCTGGGCAACCAGCGCCTGAATGTCGTTCCGGGTCATGGTCTTGTCCACGTTCTCTGCGTTCCGGTGCTGGAAGTCGTTGGAGATGTAGTAGAGCATCATCCGGTTCACTTCCGAGATATTCAGGCTGTTGCCGCTGCCGGGGCCGTAGTCCGCACTGTGGGCGCCCCAGATCACCCACTTGCCGCCTACAAAGGCCGCGGAAGCAATGCCGTTTTTGCCCAGAGCCTCGTTGATCACGCCGTCCGGGAATACCCGGTCCGTGTCATTCTCCCCCAGGTAGAGATTCTGAATAATCTCCGCCGCCGTGTTGCTGGCCGTCTTGTAGGGTACGCCGTCCTGGTCCGCCAACAGCGCCTGCAGGTTGGCCGCAGCCAGTACGCTCAGGTGGTAGCGCTTCCCGTCCGTGCCCAGGGCCATGGGGAAGTATACCGTCTCATTTTCCAGGGTAAAGCCCAGGCTCTGCTTCTTCTCCGCCGCCTTGTCCAGCCCAACGGCCCCGTCGCTTTCCGCAATGGGCAGGTCCGTGAGCATATAACCGTCCCAGTGCCCGCCGATCTTCCGGCTGTTTGCCGCCAGGGCGTCATGCACCGCCTTGCCGCTGCCGAAGCCGGGGCACAGCAGGAAGGAGGGGATAAAGCCCGTCAGCTGGTAGACATTCTGAATGGCGTAGATCCCCGTGTTTCTGCCGTAGCCGTCCGTGCTGCCGATGACGTCCGCTTCCTTCACGGCCTCCGGGTCCGCCTCCTGGTAGGTGATGGTCAGTGTCTCGGCGCCCAGACTCCCGGCGCTTACCTCCGTCAGCACCACCGTGTGCTTGTCCAGGTTGGCGCTTACGGTGTAGTCCGTGCCCAGGGTCTTGCCGGTCACGGCCAGACTGTCCAGCACCAGCCCTTCCGCCCCCTGAATGGTGACGCTGCCGTCCACCGGCGCCAGGCTCTTGGTCTGCTTGTCCTTCTTCACGTGCTTCCCGGGGTCCATCACGTTAATGAAGATCACGGGCCCTACGCCCTTCTGCAGGAAGTGGACCTGCATTGCCTCGCACAGGGTGTAGTGCGCCCAGTCGTCGCTGTAGCCCAGCTTCGCCCTGGCCTGGGCGAAGTTCCGGCATACAATGGGCTTGTTGACGTTCTCCCCGCCGCCGGAAACCATATGTACCGGTGCCGTGCCCACATAAACAAAGGCGTTCTGCGCAGCCTCAGCCCCGGCAACCGCCTCCGTCTGGACCCGCCCATAAACGCCATGCAAATATTCTGCCATTTTCAATTTACCTCCTTCAAAAAACTCCGCTGCAAATCAGTCCTCGCCGTAGGGGCCGATGCCCACTCCCGGGCCCGCATCCCCAAAATTGTCAATTGTCAATTGTCAATTCCCAAAAGCGCACACGTCTGCGCTTTTCTCACAACAGCAGTTCCGCAACCCCCGCGTCAGGTTCTTCCCCGGCGTAAGCGTTGAACGTTGCATTCAGGAACCCATAGTAGAATGGCCGCCGGTCCACAATGTAGCCCACGTCCTGATAAAGCCCGTAGGTCAGGGTCTCCTCCTGCAGGATCAGGTCGCTGCCCGGTATGCACCTGGTGTCCAGCAGCTGCCGCGCCGCTTCGTCCAACCAGTCCGTCAGCGTCAGCAGCCCCTCCCGGGTACCGTCGTCAATTCTGGAGATGTCCAGCTCTTCCGCCTCTGCCATCTCCTCAAAGCCCGCTTTCCGCACCCCCGGCTCGTAGATGCAGAACATCATGGATATCTGCACCGTCTGTCCCAGCTCCGGGGGCCTGCGTACTCTGCTGTTTTCGTCGAAGCGCCGGACCTCCACCTTCTGGCCGCAGGTTGTCCCCGGGGCGATCAGGATCCCCGGGGCCTCGTTGGGGGCTTCCTCCCAGTCCTCTGTCCGCGGTCCCCGCCCGGGGAACCACCCCAGATAAACCTTCGGCTCCGTGAGCTTCACCCTGGTAATGTCTCCGTCCGGGTCAGGGCTCTTGTATTCCCTTCCCCGGCACAGTCTCTCTTCCGCCCATTTTTCCAGGGCCTCCAGCCTCTGCCGTGTGGTCATCCGCCCACCGCCTTTCTCGTGTATTCCACCAGCAGGATGGTCTGCATCCCGCAGTCCTCCTGCACCTGCAATATCTTCACGCTGCGCCGGTCAAAGAACCCCTGTTCATTGGGCCAGGCTTTCCCGGGAAATGTCCCTGTTGGCAGGTAGAGAATGGTCTCCCGGGTGTTGTTGTCCCAGCTGATGTCAACCACATTGTGGTTTTTCCGGATCATCGCAGCCTCTTCATCTGTCACGCAGAGAAAGGGGATCCCGTTCCAGGTGTGCCTGCTGCCGAACTGCTCCAGATTCATAAAGACGTTCTTATTGTCCGTCTTTATCTTCTCCGCAAGCCCCATTCCGTTTCCCTCTCTTCCGTGCTGTCCGTCCCTCTGTCTCCCCACAGCCTTCCCCTACGGGGAAGTGGGACCGCCGCGTAGCGGTGGTGGATGAGGGGGCCCGGTTCTCTGCCTGCTCAGACACATCCATGTCATTGCGAACCAGTCCGCTTTCCCGGTGTGGTCCCCCAAGGGATTTCCTTTCGGGCACAATCCCCCGGTCCCCCGGGACCGCCTTCCCCTGCTCGCACAGCCGCCGTCCCAGGCTCTCCTCGACCTCCAGAGTGTCCTCCTGCCCGCAGAGCCTTACCCTCATTTCTGATTCCTCTTCCGCTTGGGCGTCTCCGCCGCGCAGGCCTTGGCTGCCGCGGCAGCCAGTGCCTCGGCGGCCTCAGTGTCCTCTTCTTCGGTATTCTCTTCCTCAGTTTCCGCCGAATCCTCGGGCTCCTGCGCCGCGTCGTCCGCACCCGGGGTATTCTCCCCCGCCGGGCCGCCCTGGGGCGCGTCAGGGTCATTGTCCAGCTCCACAGCCTCCAGCGCCCCCAGCGCCAGCAGCCGCTTTTCCGCCGCCTCTGTCAGCTCCGCCTCTACGACCTCCCCGGGGATTGCCGTGAAGTCCGCAAACCGTACATGGTGGCGGCAAAGATACAGTTTTCCCATACCTTCCACGCTCCTTTACAGCACGTTGGCCACGACCCAGCCGTCCACGTTCTCGGGGACGATGGTGGGTCTGCTGGTGATCCGGTTCTTAATGGCGTTGCCGTCAATGGTGCCGTAGCGCAGGGGCACTTCCTTCTTGATGTAGGTCTTGTGCTGGGCGTCGGGACCGTTGCTCTCCACCTGGGTCACGGGGCCGTGCCAGCCGTTCAGCATTCCCTTGTAGCCCGCCACCAGGGTTCCCTTGGGCAGGATCTTCTTCACGGTGCCGTCGTCATCTACGAAGGTGCCCGCGCAGGAATACATCTCCACGCCGTCGCTGTTCCAGCCGATGAAGCGGATGCCCGCACCCTTGTACCGGGTGTTGATGGTGCCCATGTCGATGTTCCGCCCGTCGAACTGCTTCATGTACTTGCTGTCGCTGAGCATGACCCTGGCAGCCTCCGGGTCCATCAGAATCACATCGGCGTAGCCGCCGCCGTCATAAACCATGTCGAAAACGGTCTGCATATCGCCCTCAATGTCCGCGCCGGTCTGCCCCCAGGCCGTCGCAGGGGTGAAGGTGTTGGTAAAGCCGTAGTCCGCCACCATGGTGGTGTGCAGGTCCCGTCCCTCGTTGGTGTAGCGGAAGACGCTGAGCTTGCCGGTCAGCAGCACCTGCCGGGCCATCCATTCTCTGCGTCGCTGAATGGCCCGGCGCATCTCGATCTGGTCCTTGATAAGCATTTTCTTTTCCCGCTGCTCCGGGGTCATGGCTCCCAGGATCTTTTCGCCGAAAGCCCGGCCAGCCAGGTCGGGGTTGGTGATGATCCGCTCCGGGGCAATGGTGCAGAAGTCGATCTCACGGGTCTCGTAGCCGTCCCGCTCCATGAGGATGCCGCCGGTATTCTCGTGCACAATGGGCGCCATCCGCCGGGTGCCCTTCCGGTAGTCGTAAATGGCCTTGTTGTCCTCCACGCAGCCCTTCTCCTGCACAAACAGGTCGTACAGGAAGCTGTATTCCCGGGGCTGCTGCTCAATCGCCGCCAGCTGTGCCCGGGTAGAATAAATATCCATATAAAAATCTCCTTTCCAACTTAAAAACTCGTTTTCGTATCCGCTCCACAGGCTGTCCCGTTTCTCTGATTACACAATTTTACACATTTCCCGCTTGACATTTTACACAACAGTGTGTATAATAGTCAATGAAAGGGGGAGAGAGATTGAATCCCAGGGCGAAGACCATCAAGGAATTGGAAAGCCTCGGTTTTGTTTTCCAGCGGCATGGCGCAAACCATGACATCTACCGGAATCCGGAAACGAGAATTTCAATTCCAGTCAAGCGGCACGATTTCAATGAAAACGATGCCCGCTACATCCTCAAGGAGGCCATGCGGAACCGGAAATGATCCGGTTCTGCGGGCCCTCCCGCCTCTCTCCCTCTTTCATCTGAATAAACTTGACAGCAAGGAGTGAAAAACATGGTTTATATCTATACCGCCACCATTCATGAAGAAGATGGTACCTTCTATGCCGCCGTGCCGGATATCCCCGGCTGCATCACCACCGGCCGCAGCCTGTCCGATGCCATTGACCAGATCACCGACGCGCTGGCAGCGTGCCTGTGCACCATGGAGGATGAAGATGACCCCATTGCCCCTGCCTCTGCGCAGTGTGATATCCCCCACGCGCCTACGGACGTGTGTACCCTTGTGCGCGTAGACACCATCGCGTACCGCGCTCTGACAGATACCAGAGCCGTCCGGAAGAATGTCTCCATTCCCGCCTGGATGGCCGCCCGGGCAGATAAACTCGGGATCAACTGCTCCAAAGTGCTGCAGGATGCTCTGCGCCAGCAGCTCGCCTGAAATACCGCGTCTCTCCCCCCGGAACTTCCGGGGGCTTTTTTTCGCAGATCGCTCAGTCCCCGCCGCCCGCAGCCTCAGCCCTTCTTCTCGTTGTCGAAGGTCCCGGTCTCCTCCATCCGGTCAAACACAAGCCCCTGCTTCCGCAGCACGAGCAGATTCGCCGCCGTCAGCGCCGCCCCTGCCGCCAGGGTCACCTTGCCGTAAATGAGTCTGCCCGCCCGGTAGGCCCGGGCATCCTCCGCCACCTTGGCGTTCTGGGTGGTGTCAACCTCTTCGTCGATCACGCAGAGCATCTTGGTTTCCGCCACATCCGCGGCAGCCGCCGGTGCCCACATTCCGGTGTCCTTGCGCACCATCACCGTGCCCCGCTTGATAACCCCGTTCCCCGGCTCGCAGGGAATGGCAATCACATCCGCCCCCTGCGGATCCGCCAGCAAATAGCTGAATTCCTTCTTTCCGATCACACTGTACATATTTCAACCTCCAGTTTCCAAAATCTCCCGTCTAACGATCCCATGTATTTCTCCCGGCAACGCATCGTCTCTGCGGATATTCCCCTCAAAATCCTTTGTACTACCCAGCCGAAACATTCTCCCCAGGTCCGTAATGGCGCGCCGGGAGGATTCTCAAGGTGGGGTGGTGCTCCGCGCAGCGAATCCGAAATAAACGATTGCCGGTGGCAATCGCACCATAAATACCTCGGCTCTGCGGCGGGAGCAAGCAGCGGTCAGCGCCCCCTTGAGGCTGCTTCTTATCGATTTTCTCGCAGAAGCAAGAAAACCGCCCCCGGAGGGACCCAGCCAACATGCGGCGCAAGCTTCTGTCACAACGGAATGTTTCCCAAAACATTCCGTCGGAGGCACCCAGCCGCGACACGGCATCAGCCTCCGTCATAACGGAATGCCCCTCAGAACATCCCGCCGGAGCTGGCCCCCGTCAGCTCCTCCGCCATCTCCTTGGCCTCTTTCCGGAACTTCTTCATTTCCTCTTCGGCGTTCCCGTCCTGGTCCCCCTGGCTGCCGCCCAGGACCTGCTCCGCTGCCCCGGTCTCGCCCTTCCGCTCCTTCAGAAATTCCTTTTTCCTGTCCGCCTTTGCCTTGCGCAGCTCCTTCAGGAATGCGCTTTCCGTCCAGCCCTCATTCTTCGCCTTCTGGGCCAGGTCCTCATAGCCCTCGTCCGTCAGCTCGTCAATGGCCTGCATCCGGTCCCGTTCGTCGGCAATGCCCGCCTTCCGGCCTTCCTGCATCGCCGCCTCATAGAGCCGGGGTGCCTGCTCCTTCAGCTGCTCCGCCGTCATGTTTTCAAAATCCATGTTTTTTCCCTCCAGTCCTTCTTTTGTATGTTCAGCCGGTTTCCCGGTACTGACCTGTTTTTTGGGTGCCTCCGGCACCTTCTCGTAGCATTCCCGCATCAGCGCCCAGCTGTCCGCGTCCAGACAGGCCGCCGCCTCTGCCGTCTCCATGACCTCGTCGCAGAACCCCTGTTTCACTGCCTCGCTGGCGGTCATCCAGGTGGTTGCGTCCATCATGGCCTTGATCTCTTCCTCGGTTTTCCCGGTCCGGGCCGCGTACCAGCCATGCTGTTCCTTCTCCATGGCCCGCATCCGCCGGGCGGTCTTTTCCAGATCCTCCGCCGTGCCCCATTCCATGCAGCTGGGATTGTGGATCATGACCTCGCTGCCGGAGGCGATCCTTACGTGTGCCCCGGGCACGCAGAGGAAGAATGTCGCCGCACTGGCGCACAGCCCCTCAATGTCAATGTTGACCTCCGAAAACCCGCCGTTTTCCACTATGGTCTTCATGGCCACCGCCTGGGAAACAGAGCCCCCAGGACTGTTGATCCGCAGCCGCAGCCTGTCCCGGCCCGCCGCCTTCGCCTGCTTCAGCGCCTTGTCAAATTCCGCCGCCGTGATCTCGTTGTCGTTGTCCTTGCTCCATTTGTAGCTCACGATCTGACTGTACAGCATGATCTCCGCTTCGTCTTTTCCGGCGCTCTCGCTCACATCAAACCGAAACTGAAACCGCTTATCCTTCGGCATAATAGCCTCCTTTCAAATTAAAAGCCTTCCCCTGGGGGAAGCCTTTACGTTTCCTCTTCCCCATCCTTGCGCACCGTTATCTGCCCGGCATTGGGGTCCAGCGCCCGCAGCTCTGCCGCCGCTGCCGCTTCCTTCTTCCGCTGCCTTACGTTCTCCGCCCAGCTGTTGCCGTTGTACTCGCTGGCCTCCTGCTCCTGGGTGGAGATGTTCAGGGATATCCGCATGGAGGCCGCTTCCGCCTCCTTCTTCGGGTCCACATGGCCCATGCTGGCTCCCTTCCAGCTGCAGGCGCACCAGGCTTGCCGTACCGCCGGGTCCTCAAAGAACCCCGGGGCCTCCACCCGCCCGATGGCCACCGCCTCGGAAAGCCATGCCTCATATACCGGCTGGCAGAAGCTGTCCACAAATTCCGCCCGGTAGGTCCTGACGGTCCGCCAGTAGTCCAGCAGCGCCGCCCTTGCCGCCGTGTAGTTGGAATCGTATTTCTTGATCAGAACCTCCTTCGGCGTCTTCATCCCCGCGCCGATCTCCGTCCACATGGCGTTTACGAAGCTCTCAAACCCGGAGTTGCTCCGCAGTGGATTCACGCTTTCTACTTTTTTCCCAGGCGGCAGGTCGTAAATGGCTCCGGGGGCCAGTTCCAGCTGCAGGTCGTCGTCCGTTACCTTGTCTTCCTCGTTGACCGCATCTTCCAGCCCCGCCTTTCCGTCGTCTTCGTCAGAAACGAGAAACGCCGTCAGCATGGAGCTTACCACGTTGGCGGCCAATTCAGAGTTGATGTACCGGTCCAGCTGCTTGATCTTTTCAATCTGGGCCGCCACAAAGGGCGTTCCCCGCCGCTGCTCCGGGCGTTCAAAGGTGGTGATGTGCAGGATGTTGGGATATCCCGTGTCCTTGCCGTAGGCCTCAATGGCCGTCCAGCTCACATTCTCTGTGTCGTTCTCCCGCAGCGGGTGCCGGTTAGCGATGTGATACCGGATCACTTCCCCGTCTTTGGATATCTCCACCCCGTCCACGATCCGCCCGCCGCTTTCCGTCTCCTTCACATCCGAATCTCCGTCCGTATCCGGTGTGCATATCCGGTCCGCCTCCAGCAGCCGTATGGTGGTCTGGTAGGGCGTCCGCTTGTTCTCCTTCATGCCGAACAGGGCGAACACATCCCCGCTCATGAGCATGGAGAGAAACGCCAGCTTCTGCAGGGCGTAGAAGTTCTTGCTTCGCTCCGCGTCGCATTGGGGGGAGCTTGCCCATAGCCGGAATTCCCGCAGGGTCTGCCGCTCCCACTGGTCCGCTTTTTCGTCGGAAAGCCCCAGCTTTTCTCCGTCGATCTTGGGGCTCGGCATAATCCCCCAGGCCACTGTGGCCGCCGTCAGCGTGTCCGGCCCGGATTTTGCCAGGCCGCCTCCGGCGTACAGGTCTCTGGCCCGCTGCCGCAGGGTCGCCCCCTGCAGGTCGATGTCATCCTCCGCCGCGCCGCCGCCAACGATCCAGCCTACCATGGAGTTCAGGGTCTTGCTGGCCCCGTGGTTCCCGTACCCCGTGGCCGCTTCCATTATTTCCAGCCCATCCCTCTGCCGTTCCAGCCGCTCCTTCCGCACCCGTTCCCGGTAGGCCCTGGCCCCCTTCTCCGGACTGATCAAATACAGCGCCCGCTCCTTAAAATTCGCCTTTTCCATGCATCCTCCTAAAAGCAAAAGTTCCTCAGCAACCCCGCCAAAACATTCTTCTCAGGTCCGTAATGGCGCGCCGGAAAGGATTCTCAAGGGGGCGGTGCGTCGCGCAGCGAATCTAATGAATCGATTGCCGGTGGCAACCGCACCACTAATACATCGGCTCTGCGGCGGGAGCAAGCAGCGGTCAGCGCCCCCTTGAGGCTGCTTCTTATCGATTTTCTTGCAGAAGCAAGAAAACCGCCGCCGGAGGCACCCAGCCAAAGCTCGTAGGGAACGCCCTACGTGGCGTTCCGCCGCCCCACCGCCTCCAGCCGGTCCGTTTTCCCCGGCCTCCCCGGCACTTGGCGAACAGAACGGCACGCAGGCCGTTCCCTACTCTTCGTCTTTCTCTTCCTCCACCGGCCCCTCTGCCTCTTCCGGCAGCGGCGTGTCCGCAATCTCCTCCAGACAGGCCCTTACCTCCCGGTCCAATATCCCGGCAATGGCCTCCCGGCTCTCCAGAGCGTAAATTTCCTCCGTCACCCGTCCGGGCAGCTGCAAGAGCTTTCCCACCGCCGTCTTAATGACCCCCGCCCAGAGGGAGCGCACCTCGTTCACATCGATCAGCTCCCCCTGCATCCGGGCCACCTCCAGCCGGGTCTTCTCAATTTTCACCTGCTCGTGGACCGCCTTGGCCTCTTCCAGCCCCATGCTCTTCCCCGTGGCCTCGCCTACCTGGTAGTCCACCCACCGCTGCACGAAAGCCGCCGCGTCGTATTTCCCGTTTTCTCCCTCTACAAAGAGCTTCTTGTCCTTCGCCAGCCCTTTGTCAATGTCAAACAGCCGCCGGTACGTATACCCCGCCAACCCCGCCAGCTCTTTTTTCGTCAGCTCCATTACCCGCCTCCGAACATATGGGAAAAGTTATGCACTACCCGCTTTTCCAGTAGATCCAGTGCCGCCCGCTCCACCTCCGGTTCCGCCCGGTTCATGGGCATCTGAGGCAGAGCCAGGGCCGAAACCCGCTCAATGGGCAGCCGGTCCTTACCCTTTCGGGTCATGACCACCCCCGCTATTTTACTCCCTGTGTTCCGGAAAGGCGGCTGTCCGCCCTGGTGGGGCAGGGTCTCCGGCAAGGTGCTTCTCTGCCCCTTCAGAATGGAAACCGTAATCCGGTACTTGGGCGGATTCCACCCATGCCAGCCGCCGCTGGCAACAAAGGTGCTGCCAATGTTCCCCTTAGGGCCGATCAACGGAATGATGCAGGTCATGCCGCCACCGCTGCTTTCAATTCTCGGGCTCTTGATCCCCTCGCTGACAAATCCGGCAGGGGCGCTGTACTGTTCCCGGACCGCCTTTTTGATAGGCGTCTTCATCCGCCTGCCCACTTCATTCAGCGTTCGTTTCATCAGCCGGTCGAATTCCGGCGGTGTCAGTTTCTCCCGCATGGAGCTTATGAGCCCATCCAGCTCCGACGCGTCAATGTACATATAAACGCCTGCCATACTGCCTCCATAACCAAAAGCGCATACGTCTGCGCTTTTCTCCCAATGAAAAAGGCAGCCGGTTTCCCAGCTGCCTTTCCCTTCAACTTACGGAAGGATCATCAATGCCCGTCTTTCGACGCTATCATTTTATCGCATCCCCCTTGTTTTTTCAACACCCCGCCCGGGAACATCTACCGTCCAAAAGCGCATACGTCTGCGCTTTTCATATCCCCGCCTCCAGCTCCCGCCGCAGCCGCTCAAATTCCCCCCGGCTCAGCCCCAGCCGCTCCCTGGCCCGTATGTCCGCCACCCCGTCCAGGTAGATCAGCCGCGCCAGGCTCCGCTTCTCCGGGTCCCGGATCTCTCCCAGGATCCGCTCCGCCCGGGCGATCTGCCTTGTGTAACTCTTCACCAGCAGCCGGTGCCGCTGTTCAATGTCCGCCATGGCAGCAAATGCTTCATCCATGCCGCCCTTGCCCCCGCTGCCGCCCACGCAGGCCGTGATCTGCTGGGTCATCCGGTTCATCCGCTCCCGCTCCCACAGCTCCCGCAGCTCCAGCGATTCAATGTCCGCCTGCAAATACCGGACCTTCATCAGCGCCTTCAGGTTTTCATTCTCCACGACCCGAATTCTCCGTGCCTCCGCCATCCCCGCATCTCCTTTCGCTCAGCCTTCCGTTTTCCGCCGCCGTCCGTTCCGCGCCGCCCGGGCGCAGCCCTCCGAACAGTAAAACTTCTGCCGGGTCTCCAGCATCGCGCCGCATACCGCGCATTTCCGCCCTGCCCGCGGGTGATCCTCCCAGTATTTTTCTTTTCGGGCCTTTTTCCGCTCCTCCTGGTGTACCAGATATTCGCACCGCACAGAGCAGTATTTCCTCTGGTTCCCCGTGAGGACCTTTCCGCATCCCAGGCATTTCCGCGGATTCTCTCCCGGTTCCCCTTTCGGTGTCTTCCGTGCCGCAGGTTCCTCTTTGCTGTCCGCCGTCCCGGCCCTCTCTTCCGCCCCCGCCAGGCACACCGTCCCGGCCTTTTCCCGGGCCTCCCGCTCCGCCTGGGCCTTCTTCGCCGCCCGCCTTGCCCACCGTTCCCGTTCCTTCCGGGCCTTGTATTCGGCGTACCTGCGTTCCTTTTCCAGGATCTTTTCCTGCTCCCTGGCATACCGCCGCCCCTCGAAAACGCCGTATGTAACCCCCGCGTTTCTGGCCTCAGCCGCTTCCTTTGCCAGGTTATCCCATTCCGGGTCAATTTTTATCTTCTCCATTGCCCCCTGCCTTCCGTACCGGCTTCCCGTCCACATAGTAACGGTACCCATCCGCCAGCATTCCCTTCAGCTGCTTCTCCGTATACCCGCACCGCACCAGCGTCTCCGACCGGCACACCGTCACGCCGCCTCTTTTGATCTCGTACATCTCAATACACCTGGCTCACGTCCATGGGCAGTCCGCCCTGGGCCGTGGCGATCGACTTCTTCATGTCCTCGTAGCTCTCGTCCACTTCCTGGGCAGTATCGTCCTGAAACAGCAGCTTTGCGTGCCCCTCTTTGCTGATCGCCGCCACCACCAGGTCCAGATTCACCAGAAACTCCTCGCCCTCCGCGTGGCACTTTACAAATTTCGCCATTTTCTTTCCTCCTAAATATCAAAATCAAAATGATGAAACAACCATTTCAGACACCCTTGCAGCTCGTCCTTGGTGACCCCGTTCAGCGTCGGAAACCCCGCAACCTTTTCAATGGCCCTTACCTTCGCCCAGATGGGCACCGTTTCGTCCTCCATTCTCCACTTTACGATTCCAACCGCCTGCCCGGTGCTCACATTCTTCCCCGGGAACGGGATCCCGAAGGGCTCCGCTTTCTTCGGCTCCTCTTCCGGATCTTCGTGAAAGCCCTCCATTTTTGTCTGAAAGTGAATCATCCCGCGCCCCCTCCAAACAGATCCATCTGCCCCTCTATGGGGCTTTCCTCCTTCTTCCGGTCCCCCCGGGCCAGCTCCATCACATTCCGCCCCATCCAGGCCCCTGGGTCCCCGATCATCATGCAGGCGGGCCAACTCCTGGCCCAGTCCGTAGCTTCGCTGGCCGTGTCCCCGTATACCTCGCACTTGAAGTATTTCTTCTGGTGCGTCCCGGTCTCCACCAGATGCCCGCACTGCCCGCATTTCTTCCCCACGCAGGCCCCAAACAGCTCATGCATCAGCTCAATTTTTCTGCTCATGTCTGCCTCCCATCCTCCGCCGCAGACTGGACCACTGGCTCCAAAACCATTCTGGCCCCGCAATGGCAATACGGGTATTTTCGGCACGCCTCCCCATATTCTCCGGCTTCCAGCAGGTGGTGCAGATCTATGTTGTCAACCCTGCGCCCGCAGACAGAGCATTCCAGGCATAAGGTCAGTTCATCCGCAAGCCGGATATTCCAGTTCCCATGCCGCACCGGCTCCACGTCAGCGGCGGGGATTCTGTAAAAGTCCTCCGCCAGATCGTTATAGGCATCGGCATAGATTCCGCTTTCGCCGCCCAGTTCTTCAAACGCTTTCTGCATTTCTTCTGCCCGCTCACGGATATAAGCGATTGCCGCTTCCCGGCTTATGCAATCATCCATTTCCCCTACACCCCTTCACTTTGGATCGGAATTTGATCGGCTCAAAGCCGCAGGATGTGTATTCCGGCTTAACCCCATACGCCTTGCTGCACCAATCAAAGTTAATACAATCCCTACAGGTCATACCGTCCGGCAGTAACATACACTGATGCTGGCAGTTTTTCGCTTTATACCATTCACAGTCCTTGCATTCCATCGTTATTCCTCCATGTCATGGCCTTTGCAGCCCGTTTCAAAGTCGAAGTTGTCGCAGTCGCCGCAGGGCAGCAGTCTCCGCCCCATGGCCAGCTGCTCCCGCAAAAACCGCTTTACTTCCTGCTCGGTATTCAGTGTTTTTCCGTCAACGTTAATGCATCCGCAAAGACTTTTCGCGTTGTCAATTCCTCCCCTGATATTCAGGGCCATGTGAATCATTCTCCTAGCCACGGCCATCCCTCCTCCTCCGTCCTTTTGGCATTCCCATCATCCGGTCCCACTTCCGCGCCGCTTCCTCTGCCTCCTCCAGCAGCCGCGACGCCTTTTCGATCGTCTCCTGCGGTATGTCCACCAGCCGCTTCCCCTCGTAGGGCTTCATCAGCTCGCAGTATGCCATGCGTTTCTCCGCAGCGGTATGCAAAAGCCTGTCCGCCTCCTGCTCCCGTTCGTTCAGCTTTCTGAACTCCAGGTCCCGCAGAATGAACGGCAGGTCGCTCATAACCAGACTTCGGCGTTCCAGCTCCAGTATCACCCAGATCATCTCCGCTTTCGTGAGCCTTTGTAGCTTTTCAGCGGTCTCCATCGGCTTTCTCCCTCTTCGGCGGGCAGATGAACATCTTTTTCAGCCGCCGGATCTCCCCGTAGGCCTCTTCCAGCGCCGTGTCCGCCATACATACCAGCTTTTTCATGCAGTCCTTCTCCCAGATCAGTGGGCAGGCCCTGCATTTCTCTTCCGCGCACATTGCCAGGGCCTGCCGCAGCTTCTCCCGGTCCTCAGTTTCCATCCGGTATCACCCTTTCCTTCCAGAGTTTTTTCTTCAGCATCTGGCAGTGGTTCCCCAGGGGCTTGTCCCCGCCCTCGTTTTCCAGGTCCCAAAGCCACCTGTCCATGCGGATGATCATGCATTCCACGTTGATTTGGCCAAATGTCTCCACCAGCTCCCGGTACTCCTCTGGGCTCAAAAAGATCTGCTGATGGACCCCGTAGCTCTCCCGTCCGTCTGTTCGGACGATTTTCAAACATTCGCTCTCTTTTCCTCCGAGGTCCCCCTCCGGTTCCCCTCCCGGTCCGTAGCCCGCGCGCGCGTCTGAAGCTACGGTACCGGATAAGGATTCGGATATGGATTCGGATATGGATTCGGATATGGATTCGGATTCGGATTGGATTACGGGCACATTTGCGTTCGCCTGTATTCCCTTGCTTTCCTTGTTGTGCATCGGATTGCCATTGCAATCATCTGTATTCATTTGCTTGCAGGTGTTTTCATCGGAATGCAAAGGCGTTTCACAGGTATTCCCATGCTGCGCTTTTCCCACGTTTGTGTTATTATGTTCGGTTTTCGGTTCCGGGTACTTGCTCTTCTTGGCTCTTACGTTCTGATGGTCGTTCCACCCGGGAAGGTACAGATACGGCTTGCCCTCAAATTCATACAGAGCTACCAAACCTGCACTCTCCAACTTCGAAATGGCCTCAGCAACCGTCTTGCCCGTTAGATTCTCCTTCAGCGGAAACAGCCGATTCTTAATGATCGACACCCGCCCGTCAAACCGCCCATAGTCGTCGCAGTTCACGATCAGCCGGTAAAACAGCACCTCTTCAAACCAGCTGAGCTTGTTCACACTGTCGCTGGTACAAACAGATTCCTTCAATATCCTGTTCGGCATATCACGGCCCCCCACAAAAGTCCCCCGTAACACCCGCCGAAACATTCTTCCCATCCACCGTAGAAGCGCGCCGGAATGAATCTCAGAGTTGTGTGGTGCGTTGATCTACGTAATACACAGCCGAAACATTCTTCCTTGGTCCGTAATGGCGCGCCGGGGAGAGAACGCAAGGATGGGCGGCGCTTCGCGCTTCGTAATACCCATCTGAAACATTCTACCCAGCTACCGGAAAAGCGCGCCGGGAGGGAGTCCAGAGGGGGGGCGGCTCTGAGGCGGGAGCAGCAGCGGTCAGCGCCCCCCTCTGGCCGCATTCTTGCGGAGCTTCTTGGCGGAACAAGAAGCTCCCCGCCGGAGGCACCCAGCCTCGATGTGGTACTTGCCGAGAATAAACTTCCACTTCCCCCCATTCATCCCACATCCTTCCCCGCCCGTCCCCGGGCCTCTTTCACGATCTTCAAAACCGCACCCTGGTCATTCCAGGTCTCGATCTGCCGCATGGCAACCTCATATTCATGCTTCGGGATCTCCCGCAGCGCCCCCACGCCGTACCGGCCCAGGACCGCTTTCCGGATGGCCCGTCCGCAGCTGGCCGCCGCCTTCCGGTCCTCCCCAAAGCCCTTCTTTTCCAGCAGCTCCTCGCTGCGCTGCCGGATGGCCGTTTTCAGGTACCCTTCCTGGGCAGTGCTTACCGGCGTGTTCAGCCGCAGCTGCCGCTCCAGCGCCTCCAGCCGGTCGCTCTGCATCTTCTGGGTCTGGCTCAGCTCCCGCAGCGCCTCCATGTTCTGCCTCAGCAGTCCCGCCATGGTCTCCATGATGGGATTCATCATCTGCTGTACAATGGCCCCCAGGGCTTGGCTGTCCACAATGGACAGTCCCTTTTCTTCATCCATGGACGATCCCTCCTTCAATGGTTTCCAGGGCTTTTCTGCTTCTGACTGCCCAGTCCTCCACAGCCCGCAGGCTCTCGTCCCACTGCCGCAGCTCCGTTCCCTCGGTGGTCTCCGCGAACCGCCCGCCCATGTAGGGCATCTGGCTCACGGCCCCCAGGAAGCTTCGCACCGCCGTCCCGAATTCTCCCAGGCTCAGGCTCCCGCTTACCTCCCGGTCCGCGTCTCCCCGGGCCAGGCTGCTCTTGGCGTCCAGCAGCTCGCTTTGCAGCTGCTCATACCCCGCCTGGGTCTCTTCCAGTGCCGCCCGCAAGTCTTCCGCCTCCTGCCCGGCGTCCGCCGCCTGGGCCAGGGCCTCCTCTTCCCGGGCCTCCGCTTTCTCCGCCCGGCTATTGGCCTGCTCCAGCTGCCCCAGAAGTTCTTTTTCCCGGGCGCTCTGGCCGCTCCGGTCCTGGATAATCTTCGCCAGCTCACCCTTAGCTTCGTCCCGTTCCGCCCGGGCATTCCGGATTTCCTCCGCGGATAACGCAATGGTCTCCCGCCTTACCCGCTCTTCCAGGGCGGCCCGGTCCACCTGGGTCTTCACCCGCTGGGCCTCCAGCGCCGCCTTCACGGCCCTGTCCACCTCCCGGGCGGTCATCTCTTCCAGGTCGTTTTCCTTGGCAAAGTCCTCTTCTTTCCCCTCTGGCAGCGCCAGCATTTTGGAAAGGGAAGAGAATTTCACGGTCTCAAATCCCGCTTTCCCTCCGAACCGCTTCCATACGGCCATATATTGCTGTGCCGTCCGTTCGGACATCTGAAAATTTTCCTTCACCCACTTCTCAAACTGCCCCCTGGGCACCAAAAGCTTTGCCTCGCACAAAACCCGCCCATACTGCATCAGATTCATGGCTGCGCTGGACAAAAACATCTGCCCCTGCCGCGCCAGCCCCTCCAACACAACCGGCAGCTGTGCATCTTTTTTCACCATTTCTTCCATAAAGCATTGATTCTCCTTCCAAAATATCAAATCAGATCAAACAAACTTGCCTGCTCCATCTGCGCCTCTTCCCCTCTCAAATACCCCACCGCGTCCGCAAAGTACCCGGGATTCAGTTCCACTCCCCGGCCCCTGCGCCCCATTCTCACGGCCATCATGGGCACCGTCCCCAGCCCCGCGAAGGGGTCGAAAACCAGGTCCCCGGGATTTGAGTACCGGTTGATGATCCGCTCCACAATGTCTAACTGTAAAGGGCATACGTGCAGCTGCTTTCGCCGCTGGCTCTGGGTGGTGTTCAGGGTCTTCATCCGGCTGATGTCGTCCCAGACGTCCGGGCAGGTGGAGGCAGGCGGCACCGTCATAAACTCTTTGGAAATGGCGTCCTTCTGCTCCAGGGCGTAGCTCAGCGCCGCGTGGGCGTCATAGTCGTAGACGTGGGTCCGGCTGTATTCCCGGAACCTGCGCATCCGGTCGCTCATTTTCAGCCGCGCCAGCTCCTCCGGGTCCAGATTCCGGTCCCCGCTGCTCCGCCAGAATGCGTGGGCGTCCAGCTGCCATTGGCTCAGTGGGTAGTCCGCCTTGTCCTTCACCACCCGGTCGTCGGCGTAGGCCTTTGTCCGGTCCGTGGGCAGCTTCCGGAACAGCAATATGTATTCCGGGCACCCTACGCCCATCTTCGTCCCGTCCTTGCACTGCTCCGTCCACCCCAGCCGGTAGGTCTGATTGTTCTCCCTTACCACGTCCGTCACCACGGTGATCATCCCGAAGTAGGCAAATCCGTGCTTCATGTAGTGCTCAATGCACATGGCGTGGAAGGGCTCCATGGTGGGCATTCCCGTGCCGGTCACGTTGCCGAACAGCACCCGGTCTTTTACGTGGATCGCCGCCACCCGCCCCGGCTCCAATATCCGCAGCAGCTCCGGTGTCAGGTAGTCCATCTGCCGGAAGAAGTCCGCCGTGTCCTTGTTGTGGCCGAAGTCGTTGTAGCTGGGCGTGTATTCGTAGTGGTTGGAAAAGGGAATGCTGGTGTGGATCAGCCCCACAGACCCGGTCTGCATTTTCTTTACCTCTTCCACGCAGTCATTGTTGCTCAGTATCCAGTTTTCGCCTCTGATTTCCACTCTCTCCACCCCTATGCTCCGGGCCATCCGTTCCGCCTGGATGTTGTCCAGCAGCCCGAACTCCCTGACGATTTTGCGCATATTCTCCTGCAGACGGTTGTGGTTCTCCCATTTCTCCTGCAAAACGTTCCAGATCTGTTCCTCCGCCTCCGTGTAGATCACGTCAATGATCACCGTCTCCTTTTGCAGGAACCGGTAGATGCGGTGGATCGCCTGGATAAAGTCGTTGAATTCATAGTCAATGCCCAGGAAAATGGCCCTGTGGCAGTGCCGCTGGAAGTTGCATCCGGACCCGGAAAGGCTCTTCTTCGTGGCAAACAGCCTTGTCTCGCCCTCGGAAAAGGCGATCACCCGTTTTTCCCGCTCCTCGTATGGCAGGCTCCCCCAGATGTCCGTCACCCCGGGGATCTCTTTCTCAATGACCTCCCGTTCGTATTCCAGATCGTGCCAGATCAGGAAATGAGCCTCCGGGTCGCTGTCAATGATCTTTTTCGCCTCCGCTACCCTGCTTTCCACGCTTTCCCGCTTCTCCCGGGCAGCGTCCTGCAGGTTCACCGCCGCGTCCCGCAGCATCTTGACCTGCCCGTCTTTGTCCACGGCCTCCCCCAGGTGGGAGTACAGGATGTGCTTTCGCACCACCAGCGGCGGCAGGTCGTACCCTGTGTCGTCGTACCCCAGGTCCGCCGGACTGCTGAGAAACAGCCCCCAGCTGCTCACCCACAGCCAGAACTCTTCTTCCTTGTGGGGGTACAGCGTCAGGTTGTTGGCCTTTGTGCTGTCCCGCTGGAAGAACCGGGTCAGCGCCTGCCCCGTGTCCATGACCTCCAGAAAGCCCGCGTAGTGGATAAGCTCCTTGTATCGGTTGGGGCTGGGCGTCGCCGTGGCCGCCAGCTTGTATTTCACCCCTCGGAACAGCTCCGTGAAGGTCTGATAGGTCTTGCTCCCAAAGCTTCGCAGCACCGAAGCCTCGTCCAGCGCCGCCCCGGCAAACCCTCTCGGGTCAATGTCCCCGTCTCTTACCCGCTCATAGTTGGTAAGCAGGATGCTTCCCTTGGCCCTTCCCGCCTCTTCCATGGTCCTTACATATTCCGGTGCTTCCATGCCCAGGATCTCCCGGGCATCCCGGCAGAACTCCTGCCGTACCCCCAGCGGCAGCACGATCAGGCATTTCCCCTTTTCGTGTTCCGCCACCATCCGGCACCATTCCAGCTCCTGCACTGTCTTGCCCAGCCCGAAGCTCTCAAACAGCGCCCGCCGTCCGCCCTTCAGCGCCCAGACCACCGCATCCCGCTGGTGGGGCTTCAGCCTGGGGTTCAGGTCCTCCGCCCGCGCTTCAAACCCGCTCTCCGGCGCCACCACGATCTTCTCGCGCAGGAATTCATCATAGTTCATTTCTTCCCGCCCCGTTTCTTCCTGTATTTCTCCCAAGGTGCTTTCCCTGCCTGCCTTTTTACCCCCGGCGGCCCCTTCACCGCCCCAAGCATCTTCGCTTTGCTCATATCCATATCCTTCCGTTAATAATCTTCTGAATCCCAGCCGAAACATTCCCCCCAGCTGCCGTAAAAGCGCGCCGGGGGAAGTCCAGAGGGGGGCGGTGCGTCGCGCAGCGAATCTAATGAATCGATTGCCGGTAGCAATCGCACCGCTCAAAATCCTTCGTAATACCCAGCCGAAACATTTTTCCTTGGTCCGTAATGGCGCGCCGGGAGGATTCTCAAGGGGGGCGGCTCTGCGGCGGGAGCAAGCAGCGGTCAGCGCCCCCTTGAGGCTGCTTCTTATCGATTTTCTTGCAGAAGCAAGAAAACCGCCGCCGGAGGCACCCAGCGGATGGGCCGAACCAGCCCCCACCGGAGGCGTCCGCCAAAACATCAAACCTCTCGAATCTCCAGCCCCAGGCACTCCTTCATCAGCCTCTTTTTCAGCCTGTAAACCTTGTCCCGCCTGGTTGCCTCGCTTTTGGCGTCCATGACCACGATCCCGCCTTCCTTCGTGATCGCCACAAAGTCCGCCAGATACTTGATTCCCCCGGGCAGGTAAAACGCCACCTGGAGCCCCAGCCCCAGGTATTCCCCCGCCATGCACCGCAGCCGCAGCTCCTCATAAACCGCCGCCTCGTGCTTGCTGTCAAACCGCTTCCCGCCCCGGCAAACCTTCTCATTCCCATACTTCGCCCCCCTTAAGGCTTCCCCTGGGGGCGGTGCGTCGCGCAGCGAATCTAACGGAATACAGCTGCCAGTGGCAGCTATACCACAATTCTGCGGTGCGTCGCGCAGCGAATCTGATCTCCCATAGCTGCCGGTGGCAGCTATACCGCAATTCTGAAGCTGGCTCGCATAGCGAGACTGATGAGGGGCGGCACCAGCTTCAGCATCGTTCCGGCTCTCCGCTTCCCGTTTCTTCCGGTACTCCCGTACCCATTCTTCCGTAAACCGTACCCCACCCATGTGTCCTGATCCCAAACCTCCCATTCCAGTCCATCTGCGCGTCGTGCTTTGCCTTGAACCATGGCGTGCTCTGCCCGCACCCCGGGCACTTCACCCGCCACCGGTGCTCCTTGCTCTCCTCCTGCTGGTACCCCACTCCGGCACACCCGCAGTTCCCGCAGGCCACCACCCGAAACTGACTCTCCATATCCGGCACAGTTACTTTCATCCCAGCGCTCAGCCTCCTTTTCCGGCCCAGAAGTCCGCAAACTTCCGGGCAACAATCACGGCATTGGCCCATTCTCTCTGGAATTTCATCCATTCGGAATTCCTCTGCCCCGATTCGTCTCTGTAGAGCATCGCAAAAGGCAAAAATCCCAGCCCCATGATCTGCTCCGCCCGCTTCTCCGCGGCCCCGAAACTATCCTCCAGGTAGCCGCAGAGAAAATAGCAATGCACCCCATGGGATTTCCGGGAGTAGCCCACATCCGCCAACATCCCGGCCATGGCCCGCAAGTGCTCGTAGTCGTCCATGGTGTCATAGGCCGTATACATCCGCTTGGGCTTGATGGACATAAGCTGCTCGGCTTTCCAGGGTGTCATATACTCCGGTTCCAGCCCGCCGCTGAACACTGCTGGCCGCTTTTGCCGCCGCAGCATTTTCGTGACCTCACGAAAATGCTCATCACTGGTTGCCAGAATGTTGTCGTCCAGAACATTCCAGCCGTCCTGCACCGGCAGCTCAATCACCCGACCCCGTGCGCACTTGCCAACGTCACAGAACCAGCAGTCCTTCGGGCAGCCTCGGCTCGTAATGGTCATTCCCTCACGGAGATACAGCCCCGGCGTAAAGCTCTCGCTCATATGGTCCCCAAACGCTGGCCCGCCAACCTCCACCGGCACACCCAGCATTTCCCACTGGTAGTACAGGTCATCGGCCCTTTGAAAATCCCAGGAAAACGTCACGCTGATATGTACCGCCTCCGGCTCCGCCGCCATGGCGTCCAGCGTTGGCGGCCCGAAGAAAGCCAACGGGTCAGTTGGGGACATGGACGTTTTCGTCGGAAACACCCGGGCTATTTTCACGCCGTCTGCACCTCCCCCAGCCGCTCCATGGTGGTGATTTTCTCTCCGCACCATTCCGGCAGGTTGGCCCGCACCATGGCCTCTGCCATAGGCGGACACACCGCATTCCCGCACCGTGCCACCTGCTTTGATTTCGGGTAGGCGTTCCCCAGATAGTCCCGTTCAATCTGGTAGTCCGGCGGAAACCCCATGGCGTTGTACAGTTCCCTCGGCGTCAACATCCGCAGCGTAATGTCCGCTATGTAGTACCCCACGCCGCCGATCATCAGCACCAGGCATTCATTGTCCCCCAGGTCGTACCCGCAGAATCGGTTCAGCAGTGCCCGCACCTTGGGCCAGTACCCCATGCCGCCGGTCCGGTTCAGCGTGACCCGCACAATACCAAACTCCCCGCCGCCTGCCGTGATGGTCCGCAGAGGCTTCCGGCAATCCTGCCCAATGTCCTGTCCCTTGAACTCGGCGATCTGTGCTGAACAAATAGAATTATGGTCAACTGCGGTAACAGTCGGAAGCGGTTCTTCCACTTTCGACCCTATCACGCCAGAGAAGTATTTCTGGATATGCACCGCAATCAGGCTTTCCCGGTCATGGCTCGTTGCTGTGTGCATTGGTTCCCGAATGTCCAGTGGATTCCCGTTTCCGTAGTATTCAACCAGATTTGCGCTCACAAAGCCGTATCGGTTGGAAGCGTCCACGGTATTGATGGGTGCTTCAAGTCCATTCGCACGAACATTTTCCGTTTGCTCCGTGTGGTACTGAATCAGATTCGCTGCCACAATGCCACCCGTGTGCTTCGCTGTAATAGTCTTATATGGCTCGCGTGCGTCAGTGATATGACCGCCGCCTGCATGGTTGCACTCGACCAGATGCGGAGTTATGAGCATCTGGTTTCCGGCAGTTGTCACAGTATGTACCGGGTCGCAAGCCGGTGCTCCAACACTGTTGCTGGTATTTGTCGCTGTAAATGGTGCCAGCAGCGGGTCTGCCAGTTGATGCTTTCCCGCTCCCACAATCGTTGGCACCGGTTCATTGATATCATGAACCCTTGGAGCCTGTCCATTCCTCTCTCCATATCCGGTAGGCACCAAGAACGGTTCTCCACTTCTCAGCGTAAACTTGTCCACACCCCGGATCACCCGCCGCAGGGTGTTCTCCGCCAGCGGCCGAACCACCGTAACGCCAAATTCCCGCTTAATTTCCTCTTTGCTCTGAAAAATCGAATACCCCGGAATGCTCCAGTCTATGATCTCCGCCGCGCTCCGCCAGGTTTTCAGTTTCCCGGCCTTGACCTCCGGACTGTTCCGGGGCGCATGGGTCCGCTCCGGCCAGACAATGGGCCTGCCGTCGCACCGGGCCGCCAGCACAAACCGCTTCCGGGTGGTTGGCGCGCCATAATCTGCCGCCACCAACACCCGGTATTCCACGGTGTACCCCAGGTCTTCCAGCTGCCGCTTCCATTGACGGAAGGTCTGTCCCGCCTTGCTTTTTACGGGCTTCCCCTTCCGCACCGGCCCCCAGGTGACGAATTCCTCCACGTTTTCCAGCAGAATCACGTCTGGCCGCACCGTTCCCGCCCACCGCAGGACGATCCAGGCAAGGCCCCGGATATTCCGGTCAACTAGGGCCGCACCCTTGGCCTTGGAAAAGTGCTTGCAGTCTGGGCTGAACCAGGCAAGCCCCACTTTCCGCCCCCGGACAACTTGCTCCGGGTCAACATCCCAAACAGATGCTTGCAGATGCTCCGTATAGGGGTGGTTTGTCCGATGCAGGAGAATTGCGTCCGGGTCATGGTTGATGGCAATGGTCACAGGTCTGCCACAAGCCAGCTCAATTCCTGTCGATGCACCGCCGCCTCCGGCGAAGTTGTCAACGATGATCTTTTCGAAAAGATCCGTCTGTTTCATGATTCCTCCTCAAACAGCGACATCTGTCCCGGGCACAGCCCCGGCGGTGTCTCCCAGCCTACCCCGATATAGTCCAACACCCGGCCCCAGCCGAACTTTTCCCCGGTTTCCGGGTCCGTGCAGCAACGGTACATCCAGAACTCCCATTCCTTCGGATTCCGTTCCCGCATCAGGTCGAACCGGTGGGGCCGCTTTTCCATGTGTACGCCGAAACCGCACATGGAGCAGCCGGTCCTCTGGGCCTTGGTGGTGTATAGCGTCCCGTCCGGTTTTCGCTCGATGGTCCCGTAGATCTCCGGCACAGGGACTTCCAAATCCAGAGCCAGCTGCAGCAGATCCTGTCGGCTGAAGATCGCGAATGGCGCTGATCTGGTCGTAGAAGTGCCGAAGTAGTTGCAGCCATTGATTCGCAGACTCTTTGCCCGCCGCCCGCCTTCCGATGCCATCAGGCCCAGGAAGGGGACGCTGTTGTGCGCCTTGGCCCAGTCGTCGCAGGGCTTTTCTTTCAGGAAATAGCAGCACTTGGACGATACTTGGAACGGGGCAATTTTGTAAAGGGTCCCTTCCTCCTCGTTGGCGTACCCGGCAAACAGTTCCAACCACTTCTGGCTCAGTTTCATCCGGCTGTCCGTCTGAAAGCCGCCGTATTCCCCGGTTTCGCCGGTCACAATGGCGTGCCGCACGGTCTTGTTTCCCTCAGTCGGGTGCTCCAGCAGCTCGATCTTGGAGGCGATCTCCTTGCTCAGGACCGGAAAGCCGTACGCTTGGATGATCTTCTGCTTGGTCCACCGGTGCTCCCGTCCGTTTGGTTCTGTGTATTGCACCGCGGACCGCAGGCATTCCAAACCGAGCCGCCTGTGTATCTCCTGGATGGATTTATCTTCCAGGTAAGAAACGCTGATCCCAGGGGCATGAATGCCGATGGATTTCAGAAAGAGAAACAGGGTAATGCTGTCCAGCCCGCCCACGGAGACGTGGTAGTTCAGATCCCGCTTTTCGCATTCCCTTACAAACTCCTGCGCCCGGACTCTGGCGTATTTCACCTTGAATTCATAGGGCAGCTGCTCCTTGACCATGAAGTCGGCGATTCGCTTCTTGGCGTCGATCCGCTCCATGCGCTGCTGGCATGTTTCCATTTCCCGGTATTCCTCCTTCTCAATCAGTGCAGGGTCTTCCGTCCCTGAATTCGCTATGAAATCCGCCGGGCCATGGCTAAAACCCGGCGGCGCGGTCTTTCCCTGCCGTCAGCTGTGTAGGAAGTACCCGAAGATTCTCCCATGTCTAAGGGGACCAGCGTATGCGCCCCTGGCAGGTGCCCCGGGAGTCGAACCCGGTCAGGCCTTCAAGTCCTTCGCCCTGATCGCGCACCTATATCATCCCCCTTGGCTCCCCTGAAAGGTATAGAGATTGTAGCCGCTTGCGGCGTACAAGCTCTTAATGCAAAGCGGAGCTGTCAGCGCAGCTGACTGGGGGGTGCCCGTCTTTCCGAGCTGCCAGCAATAAACTTAAATCGGAGGTAGGGGCCGTCCAAACCCCTTGGAGCCGGTAACGGGAATCGAACCCGCACCCCCAGCTTGGGAAGCTGGTAGTCTGCCATTGACCTATACCGGCGTTTTGCCTGTCTCTCCAGGCTGCCACGCTGCCGCTTCCGCCCCTGCGTTGGGGCCGCAGTCGAGCGGCTGACCGGCGTCCGTATTCCCATCCGGTTTCGCCGTGTATCAGGGCCCAGGTCCCTGTGGGCCTACTGCTGGTAGCGGGTTTCCGCCCGCCGCGGCCCCGTCTTTCCGGGGTGTCAACAACGATCCGCCCCCGCAGTGGGATCCGGAATCGAACCGGAAGGCTTGTCCTCTATAAAAGCCCCATCCCTGTCCCACCGTGCCGCCGGGTGAGCCCCACCCGGCAAGGTTTTACATTTTCACGCCCATCCACGTCAAAAACGCCGTTCTGGGTATCTTCATCCGGTTCCCGGAAAACGTAAACGGAAACCCCAGCAGCTCCGGTCTCTGCCGTGCCGTCACCCGGATGCTGTGCGGGTCACTCTTCATAACCCCCGCCACATCCGCCGGGCTCAGAAATTCCTTATCCGAGTGCTTCATTTCTTCCAGTGTCATTGATGATTCTCCTTTCCAAAGGCTTCACTTGGGGTGGTGCTCCGCGCAGCGAATCACTATCCACCATAGCTGCCAGTGGCAGCTGTACCATAAAATGCGAAGCTGTCGCGGCCCTCCGGGCCGTGACCGATGAGGGGCGGTACCTGCTCCGTCACCCGCACACCCCATTGTCCAAATTTTTCCGCTCCATAACGTAGTAAACCGTAACTCCGGTGCTTCCGATTTCCAGAATCCCAATATCCGCCACATACATCCAGGCCGGGAGGCACCCGCCCTTATGCAGTTCCTCTTCGGATATCCGGCTTTCCTCAACCTTCCCGCCGTCCGGGTTCAGCCGGATGCAGTGGATCGTCTCTCCCCGCCCCACCACCACCCGGCTCATGATCTCGTATACCTTCATGCTTTCTCCTGCGGCACACGGATATGGGTCCCGCTCTTGATCTTCGTACCCCGCTCCCCGACCACCAAAACGAAGCTTGCCAGTATTTCCGCGTATACCTTCCGCAGCTGGGGCTCCCCATTCGCCAGCACCCCCAGCACCGCATCCGCAATATTCGCAGCGTCTTTCAGCAGCTCCTCGTCGCTGCCGCTTCCCTCAATGATCTCCGTGGTCTTTGTGTCCGATCTAACCAATAGCATTGCCTGATTCCTCCTAAAACCTTGACCTCAGCCTGCTTTCTTCCGCTCGCCCTGGATATCCAGCACGCCAGCCGTAAATTCCAGCTTCCGGGCCAGATCCCGGATCGCTTCAGGCCCCAGCTTTTTCGCCGCCGCCCCCAGCTCTTCCAGAGCTGCTTTCATTTCAGGATTCAATCTTTCCATGGTCTCACCTCCTGTGTTGTCAGCACCTTTTGTTTGGGTTGTGGACCCATTGTAGCATTTAGATTATGGATTGTCAAGCCATTTAGAAAATTATTTTTCGTTTCTTTTGTGTTGACAACCCATTCATGCTATGATAAAATGCGAGAAAAGGAGGTGAAACACCGTGAGCACAATAAATGAGCGCTTCCGTGAAGCCCGTGAGGCGCTGAATCTATCTCAGGAAGATTTCGCCCAAAAGGCACACCGTACCCGAAGTGAACTTAAAAATATCGAGTACGGAAAAACCGTACCCAAAGACCCCGTTATTTGGAGCGTGTGCGAAGCACATGGCATAAATGAACTCTGGCTCCGCACCGGCGAAGGAGAAATGTTCTCCGCCACAGCCGAAGAGGACGCAATCACCGCCGTCCTTTCCTCCGCCATCGGCCATGCCGATACGGAACAGCAGCGTTTCATCCGCGCCGTTGCCAAAATCCCCCCGGAGTATATCCCTGCCGTCACCCAGGCCGCCCTCGCTTATATAAAAGCCATGTACCCCGAGGCCCTCAAAGACCTCCCCCCGGACAGCCCCTATGCCGAAAAATAAAAATCGACCCTTGCCGGTTCAAAAACCAGCAAGGGCCTTTTTTACACATAAATTACTTTCCAGTGATGCGCAGCAGTTTTTCCTATGTACCCTGCGCCGTCACATCATCCTCCGAAACGGGCGATTCCTTTTCTGTTTTCTTTTCTTGGGCTATCCGCTTCTTCTCCGCCGCCTTTTCCCGCTTTTCCTTCTCTTTGTCCGACAGCGTCACAAACCACCGGTTTCCAATCTTGATTTCCACCAGCTTGTACTCCCGTAGCAGTCCCAGGTAGCAAAACCGGACCTCCTCTGCCGTTGCCTCCGGGAAAGGATTCTTCAGCAGCGCCGCCCGCTGCACCGATTCACCCTTAGCAACGTATTCCATAACGTTCCGGTAAAGCGCCCGTTTCCGCCTCTGTTCCGGTTTCAGCTGCTCAACTGCCTTGTCCAGCGCCTCCCGCAATGCGTTCTCGGACCCCACAAGCTCTTTCCAATTGGAATTTTCCAGAAGGTAGCCTTTTATATAAACATTGCTTCCGTATTTGTCATTGAATGCCCGCCCCATTTCCCAGTATTTGTCATAAAGCCGCATCGCCTTGTTCCTGGCCCGGATCACATCGTCAATATCCTCGATACCGTGTTGGGGATCCTCCAACACCATCGAGATATTACAGTCCAGTTCCTCCGCAATGGGCTGCATTTTTTCTTCCCATTTTGTCTCCAGCGCGTCTTCATAGGCTTCCCGCACATCTTCTCTGTGAAACCGGATGTTCTCCAGTGTCCGCTCGGATTCCCGATTGCCCTTTGCCGATTCATAGAGGTAGTCCATATGGTCCAGCTTCTCCCTCAGCTTTCCCGGATCATTCGCCTCAAAAGCGCTGTCTCCAATATGCCGCAGCTTTTCGTCCGTATAGTCGCTCCATCCCGCCCTGCCATTCCATTCGCTTCCATTCTCCCGATCTATATCCTGCTTTATGTAATACCAGAATATCAAAGCCAGAATGACCCCAACCGCAATAAAAACGCCCATCCTTTACCCCCTCCTCATATGCGTTTATTATACATTCCCCCGGCCTCCCTGAAAATCCCGTTTTCGCACAAACTTTCCGCAAAATTTTATGTGATTTTGACGAATTGCACATTGCCAGCCCCAACGGTATAATAAGCATATCTCAAATGGAGGTGTTCCCAATGTCCCTATCCTCTTCTGACAGCCGAACCTGGAACCTGATTGAAAAATTTCAGCTCGGCGACCTGGACGACAGCTATATGCCCGTCATCCGCCAGCTGGCCGATGACGTCGCCGCCCAGAATCTGCTCACCACCAATACCCACCTCTTCGGCACCGGCCCCCAGGCCATGACCGCCGCCGCCCTTTCCGCCATTGTCAAGCAAAACTTTATCATCATCAGCCAGCTGTCCCATATAGAGGACCTTCTCCGTGATTCCCAACAGAAAAACCCGTAAGGAAATCCCCCCTGGCACCCATCGCCAGGGGGATTCCCATTACATTCCGTGCCAAATCACAATCAGCAGCCTCCACAGCTGCGCTTCCGTTGCTGTCTTCAAAAATTCTTCTATGTACTTCAGATAGGTTTCTCTCATTTATCCGCCTCCCAAAGCGCTTCCACAGTCACCTTCAGCACCTTCGCGATCCGTATGGCCGTTATCACATTCGGCAATTTCACGCCCCTTTCAATATTGCTCATTTCCGTGCTCGATATCTGAACCCTCCGTGCCACCTCCCTCTGGCTCAGGCCCTCATATTCCCTGTAAAACCGGATCTTGTTCCCTCCGTACACACCTCGCCCCCTTATTTTAGCAGATTTTCCGCCCCCAATGGGCAAAATGCCAACTATGGTTTGCACCGCTTTTCCGACAAATTTCCGCGCTTATTTTTGGCGGTTTTACACATTGACCGTCCGGCCCACCGCCGCCTATAATGGACATATCCCTTCGTGCACGCATTTTACCAACCAAAAAGATATTATCCATAAATTTACCCACATCATGCCGAACCGTGCCCCTCTGAAAAAGCAACTCGAAATAACACTTAAAGGGAGTCTCATCTATGCCCAATTGCATCAAATGTGGTGCGGCCCTGCCGTCCGGTGCCGCGTTCTGCCCGGCCTGCGGCAAAAAGCAGGTATCTGCCGTTCCCAGGCCCCGCTCCCGGCGCACCCGTCCCAGCGGAACCGGCTCCGTCTACCGGCGGGGCAAAACCTGGGAGTGCGCCTATGTCCATGGCTACGTCGTCCAGGAAGACGGAAAAGTAAAGGCCATCCGCTCCGTCAAAGGCGGCTTCCCCACTAAGAAAGCCGCCATGGAATATCTGCCGACCCTCACCCAGGAGCCGCCCCGCAAGATTCCGACCCTTCAGGATCTGTATTCAATCTTCACCCATTCCCGCAGCTATGAGGAGATCGTCCGAAAGGATAAATACACCATCGCCTGGAACAAAGTGAAACGTCTCTGGTTCCGCCGCATCGACCGCATTACCAGCTTCGACCTTCAGGACACCATGGATTCCGTAGCAGAGACCTACGATACCTGCAAGGATATCAAAAACCTTTTTTCCAAGCTCTACCAGCTGGCCATGCGGGACCAGTTTGTTTCCCTGAACCTTTCCAAATTTCTGGAGCTTCCCCCCGCCAAGGCCGAAGAGCGCAAGCCCTTCACCGCAGATGAAGTCAAGCTTCTTTGGAAAGACTACCTGGCCGGGAACTGGTGGACAGGCTATGCTTTGCTCATGATCTATACCGGCATGATGCCGGGAGAACTTCTGGGTGCCCGCAAGGACGAAATCCACTGGACCGAAAAGCAGATCATCGGCGCGGGCATCAAAACCGAAGAGCGAAAGCAGACCCCCATCGTCCTTGCCGACTTCCTGCTCCCCGTCCTGGAAGACCTCTGCACCCATACCCCCGGTGAAAAACTTATCAGTATCAACAAAGACAATTTCTACGATACGTTTTACGCCACCCTGGCCCGGGCCGGGACCCGCCGCCTGACCCCCTATTCCTGCCGCCACACAGCCGCCACCACCCTGGCCCTGGAGAATGTTCCCCCCAGCGTCATTCAAAAGGTCATGCGCCACGCCAAATTCTCGACCACTGAAAAATACATCCATGTCAGCGTAGACCCCATGCTGGAAGCCGTCAACAAGTTGCCCCAGAGCAGCCGGGAAGGAAAGGAGAATTGCAGTGCCTAAGAAAATCACAATGTCCCCCGAAGAACACGCCGCCCTCCGCGCCCGCCTGGAAGCCATGTCCGACGATGATTTCACCATCCTTGTCACCCCCGGCCCCGCAGCCCCGGATCCCGCCGCTCCCTCAGACACAACCCACTCAGATGCTACCACCCCTCAGCCGGACACCGCCGCACCATCGTCCGCTCTGCCGCAGGCTGTGCATACCCCCGCTCCACGCAGGTGCCGCCGTGTCCCCTTCGGAACTCCACCCATCCCCTCATAA